ACGAAGGTGCTTGTGCAATAAATGGTATTCCACTTAATAGTCATATTAGATATAATGGCAGGGTGTATAAGGTTTGTGATCGTGTTGGTACAGATGGTGTACTTGATATCTATATGGATTCTGTGCAAGATTGTCTTAACTTTGGTGTTAAATATGGAACTATTGAAATTTTAGATTGAGGTGATAATTATGGATAATGATGAGTGGACTTGAAAGAGGGTTGATAATAAATCATGAGAGCAATGTTCTTTTGTATCATAGTAGTTTTTATTGCTGTTTGGGCGTATTTATGTTTTCATTATGGTAAGGAAGTAGGCAGAGAGATAAAGAAATTTTTCAATAAGGTTTTTTAGAGGAGTTAGTATGGAAATTAAAAATCTTGGTGCTATTGGCATCTTTGCAGGTATGGCAGTATGTACAGTAGGTATGTTTATTTGCGTAAATAGAATTGGCCCTGGATATGCTGGTGTAGTTTATAATATGGATGGTGGTATTGAAAATGAAACTTTATCGCAAGGATTTCATTTAGTAGCACCATGGAAACACGTTTCTGAATATCCTATTTCTACTGAAACAGTATACTACACTAAGAATAGTGTAGATGGTTCCGATAAGGACGATAAGAAGGTAGATAAATCTGTAAATGTTAATACCAAAGATGGCAAACAAGTGAATGTATCTGTAACATATGCTTATCATATGGATGTTGAAAAATTGCCAGCTGTCTACGCAAAGTTCAGAGGGCAAAATATTGAGTCGATTCAAAATGGGTACATGAAAAATGCAATGTATGAAGCACTCAATAATATTACTTCTCAGTACAGTTTAATGGAACTTGTTGGGGATAAAAGGCCTGAGATTAATCAAAAGATTTTTGAAGCCTTTAGAGATGATTTAGAAGAATATGGTATTGTTATTGAAACTTTTAACTTATCAGATGTAGTACCCGATGAAGCGACAGCTACAGCAATTCAAAATGTTGTGAATGCTCAAAATGAACTCCAACGTGTTCGTATTGAGAAAGAACAAGCAGAAGTAGAAGCTGAAAAGGCTAGAGTTACTGCAAAAGGTAAAGCAGATGCTGCTATTATTGAAGCTGAAGGTCAGGCACAGGCTAATGCAAAGTTACAACAATCATTGACAGAAAATGTATTGCGTCAAAGAGCAATAGAAAAATGGTCTGGAAATTTGCCACAAGTTAATGGTAATAATGGTGGATTTATTCTTGGTGCTGACTTTTTAAAGTGAGGTAATAGATTATGTCAAACATGCTTAAATGGGCAGAAGAAGAACTAAAAAGATATAACTTTGACTTCTATGGTGATAATATGAATAAAGCCGTATTAGAAGTCTTAAAAACACTTGTAGACCAAGGACATAGTGGTATGTCTGCGTCTATTGTAATTGCACTTGTAGATAGACTTTGGAGTTGGAAACCATTAACACCATTGACTGGAGAAGATGATGAGTGGTCAGACATATTAGATCCTGATGGTAATACGTGGCAAAATAAAAGATATTCTGCTGTATTTAAAAATAAAGAAACTGGAGAATGTTATGATGTAGAAGGTCGTATTTTTGAAGAACCAGATGGAGTTACGTTTACTTGTAGAGAATCAAAAGTACCTGTAGAATTTCCGTATACACCTCCTAATAAGTATCCAGTATATAAGCTTAAATATCCTTCAGATGAAAAATCAGTAGAGGATCAACTTAAAGATGGAGATTATGAAATATTGTAAGATATTTTTGCTACTTTGTATAATATAATTTGTTTGTGTTTATTGTGCCTAATATTTTATAGAATAATTCCATGTTTATTTAATTTATTGTTTTAAGGGTGATTAGAATTGTCAGAAAATAAAATTGATTTGCTTGCCATTAAGAATGCTGAATTAACAGCATTAAAGAAAGAAGTAGATAAGCTAAAGGCAGAAGTAAAATCTCAAGGTGTAGGTTCATATGAAGGAAATGAATATAAAGCTATCGTAGAGGAAAGAGTATCTCAAAAATTAGATCCAGAAAAAACTTTAGAAGTAGTCAAGAAACTGAATGCAAAATGGCTACTGAAGGAGGTAGTAAATGAAGAAGCTTTGGAAGATAGTATTGCTACAGGTGAAATTAATGGTGCTGAATTTGCAGATTGTGTTGTTGAGAAAAAGACTTTGGCTGTCAAATTTGTAAAGGTAAAGAAATGATTAAAGATGCCTATAAAGAAACACTAAAAATGCTTAAAGTCATTGGACAAGTAGTTATAGTATTTTCAGTAATAGCACTAATAGTAGCAACACTTACAATGTCTATTCTTTGGTTAGTAGAAACATATTTCAGTGGTAATCTTTTTTGCGCTGTTGTTGGTATTATAATAGATTTTGTACTGTCAATATTTATACTTAATTTAATAATTGCATATTTGGATAAGAGGGTGGATTAATTGCCAAAAGTGAATTCTATACATTGTGTTAGTTCTAGGACTATGAAAATTAAGGATGAATTCTATAAATTCGAGGTCGGTTATGATGCTAATGTAGAAGATCTTAAGGATGAAGATGTAGATGACTATATTGCATCTTTATACGAAAGAGCAAATGCTTTAGTGGATGATCAGGCTGAGTACACAGTAAAATCCTTAGTATCAGAAGAAAATACTTAATGTTGTGATTGTATATTTTTGATGTGTTATGAATGTTTATGTGGAAGGGGTGTACTTGTGAAATTATTGACTTCATATAGCGTTAAATTAAAAGAATCTCATAAATCCTTTGTAGCTACTACTGATATTTATAGACAAGCTGTAGACTTTCTTATTGATGTTGTGATGAGGGAATGGGATATGATTAGTGCTATTAAGCTTCCATTAGAACGCCGTAGTACAGTTGAGCATTTGACACATCAAACCAAGATTATTTTACAACCTAAGTATGATTTTGATTCTAAATTTTATAAATTTCCTATATATTTACGTAGAGCAGCTATAGCTGAAGCTATTGGGAAAGTTTCTTCTTATAAAAGTAATTATGCAAACTGGAAAGAAAATTCACAGGGTAAAGCACCTAGTAGACCAATAGCAGGGTATATTTATCCAGTTATGTATAGATATAATTGTTTTGTACGTACAGGAGCATATACAGCAAGAGTAAAAGTTTGGATAAGAAATACATGGGATTGGATAGATGTAAAACTGCGTAAATCTGACGTAGATTATATTCAACGTCATTGTAAGACAAGAAAGGAGTGTGTACCTACACTAAGAAAAAGAGGAAAGAATTGGTATTTAGACTTTGCTTTTGAGGAAAAAGTTGAACTAAGTGACAAACCGATAGATAAGCAAGTTATTATTGGAGTAGACTTAGGAATCAATAATGCATGTGTATGTTCAGTAATGTTATCAGATGGCACTGTCATTGGTAGGAAGATGTTATCTTTACCAATAGAAAAAGACTCTTTGGATCATAAGCTGAATAAAATTAAAAAAGCACAACAGCATGGAGCAAAGAAAATGCCAAGGCTATGGGCAAGTGTTAAAGGTGTAAATAATCATATAGCTACAAAAACTGCACAATTTATAATTGATGTAGCACATCTGTATCATGCAGATGTAATAGTGTTTGAGCACTTAAATTTGCAAGGCAAAAAGAAAGGAGCTAAAAAGCAGAGGTTACACCATTGGAAAGCACAAGCTGTACAAAGAATAGTAGCAGATAAAGCCCATAGACTTAGCATGAGGGTAAGCACTGTATGTGCGTGGAACACTTCAGTTTTAGCTTTTGATGGTTCTGGAAAAGTTATTAGAGATAAAGATAATTATTCTATGTGTACTTTTCAGACAGGTAAACGGTATAATTGTGATTTAAATGCAAGTTATAATATAGGAGCAAGATATTTTATTAGAGAAATCCTAAAATCCTTGCCTGCGAAGGTAAGGTTGGGCATTGAGGCAAAAGTTCCTCAGTGTACTAAGAGAATCACCTGCACCTTATCCACGTTAATTAGTTTAAATGCGGAACTTGCAGTGTAATACTGATAAGTTATCTGAGTTTTTACTGTATGGTGGAAAGGCAGTTCGACTTATTAAAACAGTTGGAGGCTTATAACTTTGTTTATGAGGGGATTCACGATCAAGCTGAAGAGACATAAAATCATTAACTCCTCAAGATGAGGATTGACATTTTATTTAATTTGTGGTATAATATAATTAGAGAACAAATATGCAAGGCAAGATGTCTTGCTTTTTGTTTTATGTAAAAAGTGAGGGTGAGTTATGTGGTAAAAGTTAGAAAAAGAGATGGTAGTCTACAAAATTTTGACTACAAAAAGATTTATAACGCAATATTGAAATCAATGAAATTTTGTGGGAATGTTTCTAAGAAAGTAGCCCTACATATTTCTGAATATATAAGAGATTCACACAAAAATGATATAGAAATTAGTATTTCAGCTATAGAAATAGAAGTATTTAATCAGTTAATTGCTAGAGGAAAAAAGGATGTAGCCAGAGCTTATGAGGGATATAGAGCTATTAGAGAATTTCAGCGTAATATGGATACTGAATTAGAATCTCAACTATCATCTATGCTTTCAGGTCAAAGTGAATATTGGTCTACTGAAAATTCAAATAAAGATGCTGATGTTGTTACAACTAAACGTGATTATATGGCAGGTATTGTAAGTAAACATATAGCAAAAAAACATATATTTTCACCAGATGTTATACAGGCAGATAAAGAAGCTATAATAAAGATGCATGATCTTGATTATGCAGCCCAACATTTAACAAATTGTTGTTTAATTAATTTAGAAGATATGCTTCAGAATGGAACAAACATAAATGGAGTTCATATAGATAAACCACATAGAATATTAACTGCAACCACATTAGCAACACAAGTAATTACATCAGTTACTTCGAGTCAATATGGTGGTACAACTATTACATTAACTCATTTAGCTCCATTTGTAAGAAGTAGCTATGAATATTATGTAAATAAATATAAAAATCGTGATCTAGATGATAGTTTAGTAAAGAAGTTTGCATTAGAAGACTTGAAAAAAGAAATAGCTGATTCTGTGCAAACATTTAATTATCAAATAAACAGTATGTGCAACTCTAATGGTCAGTCACCTTTTGTATCTGTATTTATGTATTTAAATGAAGATACAGAATATACAAAAGAGATTGCAATGCTTACTGAAGAATTTTTAAATCAACGAATACAAGGAATGAAGAATAGAGTAGGACAGTGGATTACTCCTGCATTTCCAAAATTATTATATACTTTAGATGAAAATAATATTCATGAAGATAGTGAGTATTATTACTTAACAGAATTGGCTGTTAAGTGTACTGCTAAAAGGATGGTTCCTGATTATATTTCAGCTAAAAAGATGAGAGAACTTAAGGGTGATGTATATCCGTGTATGGGTTAGTAATATAGCTCATGTAAAACTTTGTGAACAAAATTAGGTGTCTATTCGACTAAGGTAATCACAGTAAATGGTGACTAACGAATAGGCTAACAGGGAAGGTCTTGAAAAAGAATAATCCTGTGCTAAGTATCATACTTAAATAAATAGCCGAAGGAGGAATTTTGAGAGAATATAAAGGCTTTTTGGTTGGTGATGATTTAACTATTTATAGTAAAAGAACCGGTAGAAAGTTAACCCCACATATAGGTTCTGATGGATATATGCAGGTTGTGTATACAGATGAAAATCATAAATGTGTACATGAGAGAGTGCATGTAATTTATGCACATTGCTTTATTCCAAATCCTAATGGCTATAAATATATAAATCATATAGATAGCAATAAATTGAATAATAATTTAGATAATTTAGAATGGTGTACAAATTCATATAATGTTTATCATGGTTGGCATAGTGGTAATAGAGTACATAAAAATAATACTGCGGTTATTGTGAAACAATTAGATGGTACAATTATTGGTAGATTTACTTCTATTAGAAAATGTGCGAAGTTTTTGCACATTGACAGACATAAATTAGCAAGAGTTCTTAAAGGCGAATTACGTGAAGATTATCTAGGTTATTTATTTGAGTATGATAAAAGTTAAACGACTATCGAAAACATAGCATATATATATGTTATAAGTGAGTAGAGTACCAATTAGTGTTGGGAAGTGCAAAGCATTATAGTAAACTATAGTGAAGATATAGTCTAGCCTACTTAATGTAGGTTGTGTAGAAGTTTTCTTACGCCAGACCCAGTAAATCATAAATACTATGGTAGGTATAATTTAGGAGTTGTTACACTTAATCTTGTTGATATTGCATTGTCATCTCAAGGAGATTTTGATTTATTTTGGGAATTATTTAACGAGAGAGCTGAATTGTGTCATAAAGCACATAAAGAGCGTATAGCTCATTTGTCTGATACATTAGCAGATGAAGCACCTATTATGTGGATGGATGGGGCTTTAGCTAGATTAGAGCATAATGAAAAAATAGAACAATTATTTTATAATAATGTGGCTACGGCAAGCCTCGGATATGCTGGGCTATATGAATGTGTTAAATATATGACAGGTTGTTCTCATATGGATGGGGACAAGGGACAACAATTTGGATTAGAAGTTATGAAAGCTCTTAATGCTAAGTGTGCAGAGTGGCGTAAAGCTGAAAATATTTCATATAGTTTATATGGAACTCCTATGGAGACAGGTGTGCATAAATTTGCAAAAGCATTGCAAAGAAGATTTGGTATTATAGAAGGAATTACTGATAGAGATTATATAACTAATAGTTATCATTATTGGGTAAAGGAAGAAGTAGATCCATTTACTAAACTTACTAAAGAAGCTGAATATCAAGCATTAAGCCCAGGGGGTGCGATCAGCTATGTAGAAAGCTGTGATGTTACTGGTAATTTGGACGCATTGATGTCTATAGTTAAACACATATACAATACAATAATGTATGCTGAAATAAATACTAAATCCGATGCTTGTATGGTGTGTGGGTATCAAGGAGAAATAAAAATTATAGATAAAGACGGAAAGCTTGATTGGCAATGTCCAAATTGTGGTAATACAGATCATAGACTTATGGTTGTAAGACGTAGAGTTTGTGGTTATATAAGTTCTAATTTTTTTAATCAAGGTAGAACACAAGAAATAAACGAGAGATATGTGCATTTAGATAATCATGAGGCGTTGTAATGAATTTTGCAAGTATAAGAAATTTTGATGTGTCAAATGGTATAGGTATAGGGGTAGCTTTATATGTACAGGGATGTCATTTTCATTGTAAGAATTGTTTCAATCAAGTAACATGGGATTTTAATGGTGGTAAGGAGTGGACTTCTAATATTGAAGATAAGTTCATTGAATTAGCTAATAATAAATATGTTGATAGAGTATCTATATTGGGTGGAGAACCATTAACACCAGAAAATTATGACACAGTATTATCTTTGTGTAAAAAATTAAGTAAAAAGATTTGGGTATATACTGGATATACCTATGAAACACTATATAATAGAGAAATATTAGATTACATAGACGTACTTGTTGATGGTAGATATATAGATGAGCTGAGAAATTTAAATTTAGCTTTCAGAGGATCATCAAATCAAAGAATAATAGACGTAAAAGCGTCTTTAGATAGTAATAAAGTAGTTTTATTAAATTTGGAGGGATGAGTTTTGAACGTATATATTCTAAGAAACGGTCTTAACAGACAATTTATTAATGCATATGACACGGAAGCAAGTGCTATTGCAGAACGCAGTAATCTTTTAAAGGTTGGGTCTTATCGTAAAATTGATCTAGAAACTATTGAAGTAAGCTCTGATGTAGTAACAGCATTATCTGCTGTAAAAGTAGAAGGGTATTTTGCATATGGTGGCCCTAGACTTACTATTACTCCATATAATATTCCAGAAGGAGTAACAGAAGTAGATAAAATGACATTTACTGTAACTGCTAATCTTGTTAGCTTTGTTGGGTATGCTAAATTAACTGAAGCAGAAATTAGTGCTAGTGATATAACATCTTTAAAAACTAGACTTACAAGTTGGATTGAAGGGCTATTTAGTGAACGTCTTGTTAATGATAATCCTGAACAGGTAGATCCACAACCAGATCCTGAACCAGAGCCAACTCCAGATCCTGACCAAGGTACTGGTGGAGAAGACGGTACAGAAACAGGAGGAGGAAGTACAGAACCTACTGAAGGTGGTACAGAAACAGGAGATGGAGAAAGTTAATATAAAGGAGGGATAGTGAACATGTATGTATATTTATTGAAAAATGGTAGAAATGGTAAAATTATTGATGCTTGTGATCAGCAAGACAATGCATCAACTCTTAAAGCTAACCTCATTAAGACTGGACAGTATGATGTGATAGAAATTGAAGAGGTTGAAGTTAGCACTGATTACATTGAACCACTCGCTATTGTTAAGATTCGTGGTAATATGAAACCAACTGGCCCAAGCTTCGATATTTTTGCTTACAATCCAGATTCAGTCGTAGAAGACACACTTATTTTTAATGTAGCAGGTAATAATATTTCATTTAATGGGTTTGTTAATTTAACTAGTGGGGAAAAGCAACTTAGTGATGTAGAGGCTCTAAAACAACGTATTGGTAAATGGGTAGCGGATTCCTTAGCAGAAAGGTTGATGAATGATAATCCTATGTAAAAATTTCATGGACAGGAGAAAATTTTCCTGTCCTTTTTTATTTTTTCTCTTGACAACGCTTTGAAAATATGCTATACTAAGTACATATTAAAGGAGTGGTGAAATTGAAATTAGCGGTTTTATATTTTAGTGGTAATGAATTAGTTATAGATAAATTTACAGGGGTATTGACTCCAGATAATTATATTGAATTTGATGACAATGTTTGTGGTTGGTTTGGTATATCTTATTCTACATTAGGTACAATGACTGAGAATAAGGTTTTTTGTAAGGATGATATAGAGTCCATTAAAAATGCTAAACTTATTTTGTTAGATGATATTAAATATCAGATTTCAGAAACAGAACAAGAACTGGAGTATTTAAATGTTCTAAAGGGTGAATTAGCTCATGCTATTTGATATTCCAAAACAGGAAAAGCCAAAGAAGGATTTAACACTACTAGAAATAGCCGAATCTAAATTTGGTGATGATATTGCTTTAATGAAAGAAATTAAAGATTTTCTAAAAGTATGTAGACAAAAAAGATTTTACCCAACGAAAATAAGTTGGATAGCTCAATGTGAACTTTTAGAAAAAATACCTAAGATAGAAAGAGTTCAAATGGTTCATAGATCTGTAATGTGTGGATACAGGCAGATGGCATATGAACAAAATAATAATAGACCACAAGAATCTGTGGTGAGAAAAAAAGTAGACAAAAATAAAATAAGAAAAGACTTAAGTTTTTAAGGGGTGTGATTAGTATGTCTAAGGAAGAAATTAAGGCACTTATGGATGGGGCAATTGCAGATATAAAAGTAGCAGAGAATCATCTTAATTACGCTGATAAGGAATATGTAGACGTGGCGATATTAGAACTTTCAGCAGCTATGAAGAAATTAGAAATAATAGTGAATCAGATGAAGAAAGCAGGACAAGAATGATACTTAATTACATTTATTATAAAGGTGATAAATTACATTATAATACATTAGCAGGATTTAATGCCAATGGCAAGTGGATATTTACAGATGTAATGCATGATAGTTATGTGTTAGAAGATAATTTTGAATTTATCTACAATATAGATGAGCATTATTATGGTATAGTAGCTTTTGCAGATAAGTTAGATATTCAATCATGTAAAGACTTATTGATTATAGAATTAAACGCTCTTACACATGGTTTAGAGTTTGTTATTGATGAAATTGATGATGTTAAGAAACTGCTTGGAGGTAAAAATAGTGAGAAAATTTGAACGAGTTGAATACGCACCAGAAGATACAGTACTACCAACTAGAGCCACAAATAATTCAGCAGGATATGATTTTTATTCCCCAGAGGATTTTGTAATTAAACCACATGGAATATATAAATTTAAAACAGGTGTAAGAGTATATATGCCAAACGATGAAGTGCTTTTAATAAACGTAAGAAGTTCTATAGGAATACGTAAGAATTTGGTACTTTTAAATACTCAAGGAATTATTGATTCTGATTTTGCCTTTTCAACAGATGATAATGCTGGTAATATAATGGTAGGATTACGGAATCTATCTGATGTACCTGTAGAAATTAAAAAAGGTGAAAGAGTAGTTCAAGGTATTTTTGTTAAATATCAGATTACAGATGATGACAAGCCACTTTCTGATATTCGTACTGGTGGAGTTGGTTCTAGTGGAAAGTAGATTAGATATAGTAATATTAGGTCAAGAGCTAATAAAATTACATTCAAAATATCCTCATCAAAGGTTTTTACAATTACTTTATAATATTTTAATGAAAGAATATGGTACAGCAGATTTAAATCAAGGTAAGTTATACAATCTAAAAGATTCAGAATTTGTCAACTACCTTCGGCGTTTGAGGCAGGAGCTTGAAAAGGCTCAAGTTGACTAGCTTAAGTTCTTCGAGAACTATGTTGCTTATGTTATCTCACCTACGGATGATACCCTAGTCTGTAGCTCTGAGTAGGCTCTGTAAAAGTCCTGCGAGGTAGGGACGGTCAACCAGAAGGACAGCCTAACATTTTAGGTAAGCTATATCAACATTGTCGAGAGGATATTTACCGAAGGAGAAGTTTATTTCAAATTCGAGGAAGGATTAAAAATCTATGGTATTTGTAATTGACGCAAGTAAAAAGCCTTTAGATATGTGTCATTCAGCTAAAGCAAGAAAATTGCTAAGAGATAGGAAGGCAAAAATATATCGAAAAGAACCTTTTACTATTATTTTAACTAAAATAGTTGACAAACCAGCAGAAAATAAATATAGACTTAAGATAGATTATGGAAGTAGACATACAGGATTAGCTATCTTAAAGAATGCTAAAGTATGTTGGCTAGGTCAGTTAGAGCATAGGACTAATATTAAAGAACTACTTGATAAGCGTAGGGGTTATCGTAAAAGAAGACGTAATGCAAATTTACGGCATAGAAAACCCATGTTTAAGTATAGAACTAAACCAAAAGGTTGGCTACCTCCATCACTTATGAGTAGGGTTAATAATATTAGAACATTTATAACTAGACTAATAAGAATGTTACCATTGGGGGCAATATCCTATGAAAACGTAAAATTTGATATACAAAAGATGATGAATCCTGATATTCATGGTATAGAATATCAGCAAGGAACATTAGAAGGCTACGAAATAAGAGAATATCTGTCAGAGAAGTTTGAGCACAAATGTTGTTACTGTGGAATATCCCAAGGACAAGGAAGAAAATTTGAAGTAGAGCATATTATTCCTGTAAGCAGAGGAGGCACTAATAGAATCAGTAATTTAGCATGGTCTTGTCATGAGTGCAATCAGGATAAAGATAATTTAACTGCTGAAGAATATGGACATCCAGAAGTACAGATACAAGCTAAAAAGCCTTTGAAGGATGCATCTGCTGTAAATGCTACAAGATGGAAGATATATGAATTACTTAAAGAATTTAATCTTCCTGTAGAATGTGGTACTGGTGGGTTAACAAGCTATAATCGAATTAAGAGAAACATTCCTAAAACACATTATTATGACGCTTGTTGTGTTGGTAAAAGTACACCAAATGTTTTATATTTTGGAACTAAAGTTGTACATGTAATAACAGCAGTTGGTAGAGGCAAACATTGTAGGACTAATGTAAATGCATCAGGATTTCCTAGAAGTTACTTATCAAGACAAAAACAGTTTTTTGGTTTTCAGACTGGAGATATTGTAAAAGCAGTTGTGACAAAAGGAAAGAAAATTGGTACTTATTTTGGAAAAGTATTGTGTCGAAAAAATGGAAGTTTTGATATTAAAACGTCTTTTGGGCGTGTGGAAGGTATAGGATATAAGTATTTTCGACTAGTTCAGTCTTTAGATGGATATTTTTATACAAGAAATGCTGTAGTAGAAGTTTCTTTTTGTAGTTAAAGTTGTGAGGGGGTGGTAAAGTGAACGAATACGAATATAAGTATGAAGATAAATGTTGGTTTAATGGTTCTTGCTATATACAAAAAACTAAAGGGTGCAATAGATTTTGTGCTTTACGTAGGGAATTTGACTACTTGCTTTTTGCAAGTGAAGTTCCAGAAAAGTTTAAAAGTTATGATAAATTAGTTTTACATCCAGAAGATGAAGATGTAGAAACATTTATTACTCTTAATGATATAAAGTCGGATATTGATACCTTTGTGGATGAAGGACGATTTTTATATATTTGGGGTAAAACAGCAGGGTCTGGTAAGAGTTCATGGAGCATAAAGATAATGCTTACATACTTAGCAATGAAATCTTTAGGTAATGGGTTTAACCCTAATGTAGCATTCTTTGTATATGTTCCTAATTTCTTGTTTAAAGCCAAGAACTTTGAGAATAAGGAAGAAAGACAAGAAGTATTAGATAAAGCATTAAATGTAGATCTTTTAATATTAGATGATTTATCTGCAACACAGGTTTCTAATTATGATAGTTCTGTACTTTCTGATGTAATAGACGCAAGATACAGAGAAAATAAAGCTACTATATATACTAGTAATTTAAGTCCAAGCGAATTAAGTGTATCTTGTGGAGAAAGAACTGCGGATAGAGTTTTAAGCGATATTGTACTTGAAATTAAAGGAGCAGGACATAGGGAATCAACTAATACATACAGAAGGAAGAATGTCAAATGAGTGTTTCAGAAAGTCAAGTAATAACTAAAGTAATAAAAGATAAAGACTATTCTGTATTAACTAATAATTTCTTGGATGAGTCTTATTTCTTTGAGCACAGAGATGCATTCATATATCTTAGAGATTATCATGAGAAATATAAATCTACACCCACAGCCGAGCAATTAATTGAAAATTGTCCGAATTTTACTTTTATGGACTCCCCTTCTAATTTTAAATCTGTATTAGATGAAATTAGAGAGCAAAGACTTTTTAATCGTTGTGTAAATTTAATTCAATCTTCTGGGCAGATAATGGAAAAGAACTCTAATGATGGTGTTCGATATTTGTTATCTCATATAGATGACTTAAAACTTACAGATGAGATAAGTTGTGTAGATATGATGCATGACCGTAAACGATTAGACGTATGGGAAGAAAGAAAAAAGCATCAAGCAGAAATATATATTGAAACACCATTCAATGAACTTAATGAGTTTGTATATGGTTATCAAAAGGGTGGAGATTTATTTCTTTATCTTAGTAAATCTAATACTGGTAAATCCCAAGTACTTTGTAGTAGTGCTGCTAAAGCATGTATGGATGGAAATAGAGTATTGTTTGTTAGTCCAGAAATGCCAAGTCTTGATATTCAGTATCGTATAGATACGTATATAACTAATTTTTCTAATTTAGCTATGCAAAAAGGTTTACAGATAAATGGCTATAAAGAATATATTGAAGATACATTAAAAAGTGATAAGCATTTGTTTGTAGCTGATATGGTAGATTTTCAGCGTAGAATTACACTAAGTAAAATTGAACAATTAATTCAACAAACTAAATGTGATATTGTATTTATAGATGGTATTAAGTATGTTAGACAAGATTATCCTAAGAAGGGGCAGACAGAAGCTGAAATAGAGGGAGAAGTTGGTGCAGAATTACTCTCTATGTCTAGTCAGTATAAAATACCTGTAGTGGGCGTAGTACAAGCTAGACGCAGACAAAATGAAAGTAAGAATAATGAGCAGGTGGACATGGATGCTGAATCTATTGGTGGTTCATACTCTTTAGCTCAAGTAGCTACTAGAATTGTTGCAATACAGAAGAAAGCAGACGCATTGCAACTAAGCATAGCTAAGAATCGTTACGGATTGGTTGATAAAAAGCTTTTGTATGCTTATGATTTTGATCATTTAACTTTTGACTATATTCCTAATTTAGAAGATATAGCTAACAATGAAGAATTAAAAGATCAAAAAGAAAACATGAAGGATTCATTTAAAAATACTTTTTAAAAGAAGATGATGTAATTTGTTAAGAAAAAACAGACGTTGGAACCCTGTTTCTAAATGGAAATGGTCAGTAATGAGTAATCTTACTATTTTAGCTAATAAATTAAGAACAGAGGCAGTATTTCCAGAAGATTTTGCAGATGTGGCAAAAATAGATGAGGCAGTAAAACTTCTTAGTGCCTATAATATGCAACCAGATATTCATGGTAAATGTCCTTTATGTGGTTCGGAAACTTTGACAGAAGGGACAATAGAAAATATCATGTTTAATGGTATAGGAGCAGCCCCTAAATGGATGGGCAAAATAGAAGGGCTAGTTATGAGACATTGTGAAACTTGTGGTGCTTACAATATAGAGGGGTGGTAAGAATGACATATTTAGATCAAGCAAAAAATGAAATAGCACAAACAATGACTGATTACCGTTATAAAATCGAAGAATTAGAAAGAGAAGAATATTTTGCAGTAGATAAAATAGCAGAAAAGGTTTTAAAACAAATTCCTCTACATCAAGAACTAACACATAATGGGGAATATTGTAAGTTTATAGAGGTAGTACCTTCTAAACAAGTTTTCAGAATTTTTAAGGGAGATAGGGTGATAGAGCTAAAATATGATGAGGTGCTAAACCTGTCTATTTGGTAAAAGGTAACTGCCTATGTTGTTCATAGGAAAAGATAATATACCAGTAATGGCTAGTGTTCAAGATATAATGCTATTACTACAAAAAACATTACATAAGGAAGGGGTTTTTCTTCTTAAAGATGTAATTCCTCCAAAAACACAAGGTCAAGACATAATGTTTACATGCCCATTTCATAAGAATGGTAATGAAAATAGACCTTCAGCAGGAATACAAACAAGAGCTACTAATGGACGTATTTATTGGAATTGCTTTAATTGTCATGAGAAAGGTACATTAGAAACATTAGTATCAAGATGTTTTGGGTATCGTGATAGAGGAGAATTTGGTGCTCAATGGATACTTAAACATTTTGGTACTATAGAAGTAGAAAATCGTGCAGGATTAATCTATATTCCTTCACGAGAAAAGCCAAAACCAAAAAAGATAGAATATGTAAGTGAAGAAGAATTGGATAAATTACGCTATACTTGCTCTTATCATTATCAAAGATATTTAAATGATTGGGCAATAGAAACTTATGATTTAGGGTATTGTAATGATTCAAATTTAGGAGAGTGTATAACATTTCCAGTAAGGGATATTACAGGTGGTTGTCTTTTTGTAGCTAAACGAGCTATACATAAGAAAATATACCACTACCCTCAAGGGGTTAATAAGCCAGTTTTTGGATTATATGAAGCTAAAAAGTTATTTCCAAATTCAAGAAAAGTATATATTTGTGAAAGTATGCTTAATGCTATTACATTAACTCAAAAGATGCATGTACCAGCTATAGCATTGCTTGGTACAGGTATAGAATCTCAATATGAAGAAATAAAAAGATTAGGGTATAGATGCTTTTATATAGCTTTAGACCCAGATCAGGCTGGAATGCGTGGGCGCGATAAGTTAATAGAAGCATTAAAATATACAGGCTTTATTAAAACTGTAGATTTACCAGAAGGGAAGGATATAAATGACTTAGGTGCATATGATGATGAAGATTTTAGTAAAATAATAGATATGTATACACACTTTTTGATAAAAAGAGCTTGACAAATTTCAGAAAATATGTTATACTACATAATGTAAATAAAACACAATAATTTGTAATTTTTAAGACAACTTATGAAAATAAGTATGGTTAGGTACTGTACAAAGGAGGAACACTTGAGTGAATTAATGGAAGATGGATACCCAGAAGATATTACAGGTTTGAAGTTTGGAGTTTTAGAGGTTCTTCACAAAGATGCCAATCCTAATTGCAGGGGTAAAGGATATGTTTGTAAATGTAAGTGTGGAAACGAATTAAGTTTGGCTAGAAGTGACCTCACTAAATATGGCAGAAAATCTTGTGGCAAGTGTAAGAGTAACACAAAGTATGATGGAGACAGAGGTACAGCTTTTCAAATTAGGTATTCTAATATGCTGTCTCGATGTTATAATCCTAAAAATGCTCAGTATAAAAACTACGGTGGCAGAGGTATAAGGGTTTGTGATAGGTGGCTTGGCGATGATGGCTATCGTAACTTTAAGACTGATATGTATGAAGAATTTATTAACCATGCTAAAGTACATGGTGAACATGATACGTCTTTAGACAGAGAAAATCCAAATGAAAATTATTGTCTAGAAAATTGTAGATGGGTAACTAATCTAGAGCAACAAAGAAATAAACGAAATACCGTCTATATTGATGTTAATGGTAATCGTATGCCATTGAGAGAGTTTCTTGACTCATTGGACAGTTCTTTTTATCAGATAAACACAGTTTATGAAAGAATTAGGCGTGGCATTCCCTTAGAGGATGCAATTAGTTATGTAGGTAGAAATAGTAATTTATTTTATAAGGGTGTTCCTTTAGTTCAATATTGTAGAGAGCATAAGTTAAGTTATAAACGTGTAGTTAAAAGATATGAGCATGGATGGGATATAGATTCTGCTGTGGAAGCTCCGAAAGGGATGCGGTATAAAACTTGGTTAAAAATGAAAGAAAATAATAAAAATTCCATTGACAATAGTGAATAAATATGCTATAATAATTTATGTAAACAATAATTGTCGAAGTAATTAAAACATTTAGTACAAAAGTGAGGTAATGAAGAATGCGTGTAAGTTTACAAGATGCAGTAAAAAGAGTTGAGCAGAAAGAAGCTAGAGCTAATGGGCAGGGTACTGAATTTAAAAATGTTCCTTTTTTTAAGCTAGAAGACAAACAGACAGCCACGATTAAATTTTTGTTTGATGATCCCTCGGCTATCCCCGTGGTTCGCACCCACATGATTCAGATGTATAGTAAAAAGGGGACTCCTTATTATACAGAGGTTTCCTGTATTGCAGATAGCGATAGTTGTCCATTCTGTGAAGCAAAAAAAGCTGACATTAACAATGAAGATAATACTCTTTCATTCGCTCATGATAGAATGGTTTTGCCATTGGTTGTCCTTGAACGGGGAGGTAAAAAAGAGTTATCTTATGAGTTATTTATTCGTCCAATCAGCTTTTATACTGGTGTAATTTCGCCTTATTCTGCTAGATTCTCCTTGATTGATCCTATTGAGATTACTCGTAATGGGACTAAAGCTAATACAACATATTCCATGTTCCCAGCAATGAATGCAGATGAATTTAAGATGGATAAAACGCTTGAAGAACTTAAAGCAGATTTGAATTTTGACGAGACAGATGTAATCGGCAGATATGATTCTCTCATTAAAACTTGGACAGCAGAGCAAATGGACTTCTATCTTAATACTAAACAGAATCCAACAAAAGCTAATATGTCAGCAAAGAAAGAAGAAACTCCACAGCAAGTTACACGTAGAAGTGCTAACCACCATGGATTCTAAATAATACCCTCCTTAATATATATATGGGGCAGTAAGCAAGTCTTGCTGTCCTTTTAATTTACATAAAATGAGGTGATATAAAAATTGAAAAAGCTAATAACCGCATTATCTTTAGCATTACTTTCGTCATTTAATTCTGTATATGCTTTGCCTACAGGAGAAAATGTGCAGTCTGGCAGTGCTGAGTTTAATAGGGCAGATAATACTTTAATAATAAATCAAACAACTCCTAATGTAGCTATAGATTGGGATGCATTTAATATAGCTAAAAATGAATTAGTAAGATTTAACCAAAACGGAGGTATAGCTCTAAATAGAGTGATTGGATTAGAGCCATCGCAATTATTTGGTAGATTACAGTCTGATGGTGCTGTATATCTTATCAATCCTAATGGCATTATATTTGGTAGAGATTTTGTATTAGATACTGGTCACTTTTATGCATCTACTAAGATGGTGGATGATGAGTATATGAGAAACTTTGTTAATACCCCCATTACTAATCTAGATAATATTATTTCATTTGAACCAGATGCTGAAGGAAATATAATCAATACTACTGGTATGCTTAAAGCGGATACTATAGTAGTAGGTGAGAATGGAGAGATTCAATTACTTAATTCTGGTAATGTTACTGTTACTGGAGATATAGAATCTAGTAATTTAGCAATAGTAGGAAAGAATGTTAATTTAGAGGAGGGCAGTCTTAAGAATACGGGTAATCTATCTCTAGGTGCTATGAGGAATCTTACTGTTAAGAATAACCCTATAGTTATTACTGCTGGAGATGTTAAACTTACTTCTGATAAGGATAAAGATTATAAGGGTATGACAAGTGTCATTGGTTCAGATATTACTGTGGATGGTAATCTAACCTTTGATAGTCATACTACAGGTACTTATTTTGCTTATCCTACTAATGAAGGAAATATAGATGTAGGAGAACATGATGTTGCCTTTAAGGGTAATGTGGAAGTAGATAATTCTACTCTTAATATCAAGACTAAGAATATTATATTTGAATCTAATGTAGATTCTGCTAATTCATATGAGATATTTGATAATGCTTTCACATACGGTTCTAATGTTAAAGATGACCCTAAAATGATTACTCTTGCTAAAATATATTATGAGAATTATCTAAAGAATATAGTTTATAAAGGCTTCTCTGATCTTACTGAAGAAGAATATAATACTATCAAAATTAGATGCATGGATCAACATACTAAGACTTGGCCAGATACTGAATCTGAACAGAGAGATATAGTAAAGGTATACTATGATACTAATGTAAGGATATCTTCTCTTACTGAACCTACAGACTTTGATAGTCTTACTACAGATCAATATACTCAATTGGCTAAGCATATATTAACTACCTATGCTTTTAATAAAACAGAGAATAGAGAGTCTATACTAAATAACTGGAATAATGCAGTTATTGCTGCTAAAGAAGATACTAATGGTGGAGATGCTATAGGAGATAAGTATCTAGCTACAGTTACAGATTCTTTAGAGAATTGGAGAATCACTTCTCAATTAGAAGGAAAAGATTATCAATTGCTCTTAGGAGGTAGAACCTATAATATCGTTGGTAGGAATATTAAATCTGGTAGAGAATTCTATTGGGTCACTGGTATAGAAGGTACTAAAGGAAATACTAAGTTCTTTACTTCTTCTGATATAGGAGAAGGAACTATTCATACATATACCGCTTGGTCTAAAGATCCTGATGGTATGATGCATTATGTATTCAATGAACCAAATAACGATAGTGTTTATGATCAACCATATGTAGCTATAGGATATCATAATGATAATGGCAATGGTTGGGCTGATGTAGAAAACATGAAGAATACGGTAAGAGGATTTGTTCAAGAGACTAATAATTCTAGATCAACTATAAATGTTACTCTTACTGGTAATCATTATGAACTAGGTAAAGTAGGTGATTCTGTTCCTATAGCGATAAACTATATTACACCACCTCCTCCAGATAATCCTCCTAGTGAACCAGATATTCCACCTGATACTCCAGTTAATCCACCTCAAGATCCAATCGATCCACCAGACAATCCACAAGAACCAGATAATCCAATAGATCCTCCTGACAATCATCCACAAAATCCTGATACTCCTGTAAATCCACCCGATACTCCTCAAGAACCTGAGCAACCATCTAAACCTGATGAACCTAAAGAAGATACTACTAAAAAACTATATAAAGATTATGATCCATCTAGCTATATTAGAGATGCAGTTCCATCTGCAATGCTAGGAGCTGTTATATTCTTAGATGACTCTTATCTTATCATACTCAATGAAAAAGAAGATGAACTTAAGACCTACGGTAAGTTCAAAGTATATGAAGAGAGAGATAAAATCAAATTAGAACAAATAGAAAATAAATCTAAATTACCAGATGAAGAAGATCTTAATGCAAAATATCATCTCAGTCAATTTAAGAAGATAGATGATGGTCTATATAAGATTAAGTATAATGGTTCTATACTTGACATTACTCCTTTAGATAATATAGCTAAAGAGAAAGTAAAAAAAGATGATGCTACTAATAATGTGGATGTTGTTAGTAAGGCATTACATCTAGCTTTCAACGATATGGGTATAGAATATACTATAGTAGACTATGTAATCGTTCATATTGATTAAAAGTTAAGCCTTTAACATATCTTTAGTTTATGGTGACAGGAAATTGTGTGCAATTTGTGTGCATTTTTGGGAATTTAGCCTGCCAATAAAGGCAGGCTTATTTTTTTTGCTTGACAAATGCTTAAAAATGTGCTATACTTATTATGTGAATGAGGGGGGACTGATTATAGTGAAAAGAAAAATGCAACTTACTATTACTTTTGATGAAAATTCTGAGGTTTACGCTGTAGATACAAAATTTGACGCACTAGATCTTGAAGCATTTATTGGCGGTGTAGCATCAGTATTAGTAGGTTATGCCGATATGCTTGCAGAAGAAGATATTTCTCCTGCTGATATTGGATTTTTACTGACTATGCATATGATGGAGGAATTGGCCGATGAAGCAGAGTGAGATTACACAACTTTATGTACTATTAAATAAGTTTAGAGATGAGCATGTACATACTAAACATGCGAAAGTAATTGAGGCTTTTGATATTGTAGACGATGTTATTGATCATGAATTATCTACTGAGGATAAATTAAATGAAGTATAAACGTATAGATAATAAAGAAAGACTTGAAAGTAAATCAAGGAAAAAATGGTTTTACGACAATAGAATTAAAATGCGAAGTCGTATTAGAATGTTATTAAGAGCTTGTGTTTTAATGGGAGAGTCATAATTATGATTTGGAAGGTAAAAGCTGTAAGAAGTCCAACTATAATTAATAGATTTGTTTTAGTTGACAAAGATACAGGTGAAATTGTAGATGACTGTCAAGGATATGGCTTCAAAACTGAAAAGAAGGCTTACGCATGTTGGGCATACAAGAACAGGGATAAAGAACAGGAGAAAAAAATCAAAAGGTGGTTAAAGAATCATAAAACTATCATGAAGAAATTTAAGCCATATTTTGATGTTCAAGATCTCAAAAATTTATTAGAAGAAGAAAATTTGTGGATTAACTTCCCTATAAATGAATTATACTGGGTTTGGAGGAGAAATTATGTCAAATGAAGAATTTTTAACAAAATATGATAATGGTGAAAAATTTACTGAAGAAGAACTGTCAGATTTTAGATGGGAATTTGAAGAGGTGGACGCACAATATGGTGAAAATCATAGATGGAATAGACCTGTAACTACTATTTTCAGAGTTGAAGACAGACTGTTTGCTTTGGACTGGTGGGAAGGTCTAACTGAAATGCAAGAACATGAATTTTATGATCAGCCATATGAAGTAAGAGCAGTAAAGAAAATGGTTGAGATTACGGAGTATGAAAAAATCTAATAGTAAGAGCAAGACCAGTTCTTGCTCTTTTAAGTTAGAAGATGCTATAGTAAAATTAACTCAATTAGACTATAACATACTAATAAGATATAATGCAGATGAATTAGGGTATATACATATTATCAAAGAAAATAAGACATGGGTATTATACTCTTTTAGTGAACTTACTGATTTTGTAGAAAGGTTGGAGGGATAGTGCGAATATCTTTAGAAGAAGCATTAAAGCCAACACAAAAACAACTAAAAATAGTTGAAAATATTGAAGAAACTCTATCTGTAAAATTTACAGGGAAAACTAAAGAAGATGCAAGAAAGTTTATAGATACTCACATGGATGCTTATATTACTACATATAATCTTGAATGTGAATTATATGCTATAGCACATGATTTTGAAAATGCAGGTGATAGAGAATGAACTATAAGTTCAGTGCATCTAAATCCACACAAGACCAACTAAAAATTATTTCATGTATTGAAAATGTTTTACATATAAAATTTTCAGGTGAAACAGAAGAAGATGCAAAAAAGTTTATTGCTTCTAATATAGATGAATATATTGATATTTGTATGCAATAGGAGCTAGATAGTAATAGTTTGGGAATCTAAACATGATGATTAGGGGTGTAGAGATTGAAATATAAAATTAGTAATATTCCAATATCATTATTATTAGAATTATTAAATAAGTATAATAATACAGATGCAGAAGTTGAAATTACTATAGAGAAAAAAGTAGATTCTTTTGTTGATTCAGATATAACGCAAGGATATGCCCATGCTTATTATGATTTTATAAGCATAGAAGTAAATACTGACATAAATGAAGCGTCTAAAGAAGAAGCATTTAATTTGGTTGATGAAATTAGTAAATGGTCAAGGAGTAAATAATTATGATATGCCCTAATTGTGGAAGTAAAGAATTTATCGTTAAGGAAAGTCCAATAAAATTGTATCTACTTTGTATTTGTAAATTATGTGGTAAAAAAATTATATGTAATATGAGGAGTAAAGATTAATGGCACTATTTAATATTCCCAAAAGAAATACATTAAGTACACAAGCAATACTTAAAAAAACACGAGAAATACAACAGCCGAAAATAAAATTAAAAAGTGGAACACTAATAAATAAGTTGGCTAGTATTGAGGCACAAGTTGAAGAAGCATTAGGAGACTATCATTGTATTCTATTGGACTCAGATGAAAAATGGATTGAGTACTGCAAGAAAGCAGTTGAAGGTGAGTATGTTGCACTGGATACCGAAACTGATTCTGTAAGTACAATGGATTGTAATATTGCAGGTGTATGTATTTATAGCCCTAATCAAATAGAAGCATATGCACCTGTAGGGCATATTAGTAATATTACAGAACAATTACTTCCACATCAAGTATCAAAAGAAGCTATAAAAGAAGGTTTTGATATTATGGTGAATGGTAAGTGTAAGTTTATTTTTCATAATGCATATTTTGATTTGCCAATTATCAGAAGATTAACAGGATATTTTGTAGATGTATATTGGGATACCTTACCAGCATCATTTTTATTGAATGAAAATGAAAGTCATTCCTTGAAGGACTTATATGCTAAGTATGTAGAGCAAGATATGAGTGCTTCTCATAAGTTTGCTGAGTTATTTGAGGGAATACCTTTTACACATATTAGACCAGATATAGGCTCAAAATACGCTGCTCACGATTCCCGCGCAACAATGGACTTATACATGTTTCAGAAGCCATATTTAACTAAAGGTACACCAGAATGTACAGAGTACAAATTAGAAGGTGTTTCTGATGTGTATTTTACAGAGGAGTTACCTTTAATACCTGTATTAGCTGATATGTTTTGGCGTGGTGTTCATGTTGACATTAGTGAAGTAGATACTTTACTAGATAAATATACTGGATTAAAAGCTGAAGCAGAAGAAAGGTTTAATCTATCATTAGTTCCACTGAAAAGTCAGATAATTCAGAGACAGACCATGAGTAATGATATAGAGTATCCTGTAAATTATAATAGCCCTGCTCAAATGAAGATACTTATTTATGATATCCTTAAGTCTGGTGTAATATTCAAAAAAGAGCCTACAGGTACAGGTAAACATGTGTTAGAAACTGTGCTTGCAGAACCTAAGTATAAAGGGACACAACTTTATGAGATTGTGGATAGTCTTATGGAAGTTAAAAAATATGATAAAGTTATAAACTCTTTTATATTGAAGATTAAAGAGTTAGCATTAAAGTCTAACGGTATAGTTAGACCAAGTTATAATTCGTGTAGAGCACGTACAGGCCGTTTATCAAGTAGTGGAGATCTTAATCAACAACAGATTCCTGCAAAGATGAAAGATATAAGAAATATGTTTACAGCAGGGGAAGGAAGGATATATGTTGGAATTGACTACAGTCGCGAAGAAGTTGCCGTGTGTTCCGCAGTATGTGGTGATGAAAAGCTTATTGGATCTTTTAAAGATAACGTAGATATTTATAGCTTTGTTGCGTCTATTGCTTATGATGTTCCATACGAAGATTGCTTAGAGCATTTTCCAGATGGAACTACAAACGTAAGTGGTAAAGAAAAAAGGTCAGCAGCAAAAGCAGTTGTATTGGGTGGGTACGCCCCCTATGTTAGTAATAGCATAGTGAATAATAGTATGAACCTATAAATGTAGGGTGTATTTAGAGCATATAGTAAATACAGGAAATGGTATTTAATCTAAATACTAACAGGGGAACTAACTTAGGTTACAATCCTGTGCGAATAAAATCGTCAAACGACTATCCTTTACGGAGTAGATTTAAGGTGAAATTCCTTATTTCAAAGTGTACTATAACCTTAATGGTTAATGATATAGTCTAATATACACAAGTATTGATACTCTATTCAAAATCAGTAAGAGCAATAGGTGAAGATTTACATGTATCGTCAGAAAAGGCACAAGAAATTTATGACTCAGTAATGAAAGCTTTTCCTACAATGGCTAAATGGATCAAAGATTCACAAGATAGGGCTAGGAAACAAGGATATATTGATGGTTACTACGGTAGAAGAAGGAGATTACCAGATTTACTATTAGATGATTATGAGTTTAATTTTACTGGTGAAGTAGATGACCGTACAGAAAAATATTATACTAACCTTTATATATCAAGACTCCATAATGCAAATTTTAATGAACGTGACACTATTATTAGTGAGGCTAGAAGAAAGGGCATTTACATTATAGATAATACGGGCAAGAAAGCTAAAAGTGAAAGACAGATAGTAAATAGTATTATTCAAGGTTCTAGTGCAGATATTTGTAAATTAGCTTTAGTACTTATGCATAATGATCATATACTTAAAAAGTATGATGCTAAACTAGAAATGTCCATTCACGATGAACAGATTCTATCTTGCCCAGAAGAGTATGCTTACGAAGTAGCACAAAGAGCTAATTATCTTGCAAAGAAAGCAGGAGAAAAATTGCCTATAGAGCTATTAACTGATATAGCAATATCTAAGGTTTGGTATGGAGAAGAGTACACATTTGATGAAAATCACAATTTAATTTTATTAAAGTAGGTGTTAGAAAGTGAGTGATGAAGAATTTATTGGAAAGAAATTTGGGGAACTACTTGTAACTGGTAAAGCTGGTCATAATAAGTTTGATGAGCTTACTTGGAAATGTTTATGTAATTGTGGAAACGAATGTGAAAAGACCTCTAGACAACTAACTAAGCCAAAACACCCTAGTTGTGGTAAATGTTTTTGGGATAAAAAATATATAGGTCAAACATTTGGTAGATTGACTGTATTAGATGAGTATATGAAGAAGAATGATTACGGTAGTACACATATGTGTATTTGTGAATGTAGTTGTGAAGAGCATACAATTAAACATGTGGCATTATCATCTTTAAAGCGTGGAGATGTAGTATCTTGTGGTTGTTATAATCGTGAAAATAATTTATTTAGGCGTAAATACAAGCTGATGGATGAAAGAACTTATAATTCATGGCGTGGAATGATGCTCAGGTGTTATTACCCTAAAAGTATTAGATATCCTCAATATGGTGGCAGAGGGATAAAAGTATGTGAAAGATGGCATGATTATGATAATTTTTGTGAAGATATGGGTAAGCGTCCAGAAGGTTTAACATTAAATAGAAAAGATAATGATAAAGATTATTGTTTAGAAAATTGTGAATGGACAGATAAATACACTCAAATGAATAATATGTCTAAAAATGTATATTATGATTACGAAGGGGAGCAAAAGACTTTAGCAGAAATAGCAAGAACAAATGAAATACCATATAAGTCATTATGGCATCAAGTACACTATAATAAGTTAACTGTAGTAGATGCAGTAGAGAAAGTAAAAGATATGTATAAGGAGCAATAATATATGTCAGAATTTAAAATGAAAACAGTAAAGAAAGGCGAAACAGATGAGTGGATGACACAAGATTTTAGCGTAGAATTATTTGTACCATATCTAAAGCAATTTAAAACTATATGGTGTCCATTTGATTTTGAGTCATCAGCATTTGTACAAGTATTGCGTAAGCATGGGTTTAATGTGTTATATTCACATATAGAAATAGGACAGGATTTCTTTAAATATACCCCCCCCCAAGATTATGATGCTATAGTATCTAATTATCCATTTACGCAAAGAAATGCTATATTTGAGCGTTGTTATGCACTAGGAAAACCATTTGCATTACTTTCTAATTATGCTGGGTTATTTGATAATAGAAAGCGGTTTGATTTATTTAAAGAGAAAGGTGTAGAATTATTTATTATCAGAGGAAGAACAGCATATGTAAGAAGATCAGATGGATTTTCAGCTTCGCCAATGTTTCAAAGTATATATGTATGTCATGATATATTGCCAAATCAAATTGTATTTCAAGAGACTTGACAAACTTTTAAAAATATGTTATAATAGGAGAACATCAAATGATAAATCTAATAAATGCAGATTGTATTGAAGCTATGTCTAAATTATCAGATAAGTCAATAGATTTAGTTGTAACAGATATTCCTTATGGGGAGGTGAATAGAAAATCAACAGGACTTAGGAATTTAGATAAAGGTAAAGCCGATATTGTAACATTTAATTTATCAGAGCTCGTGGATGAGCTTTGCAGATTAACTAAAGGTTCTATATATATTCTGTGGTACAGAACAAGTATCAGAAATTCGTAAAAGAATGGTTGAAAATAAGATGTCAACTAGGCTTTGTATTTGGGAAAAAACTAATCCATCACCTATGAATGGGGATAAAATATGGCTTAGTGGTATTGAAGCTTGCGTTTTTGGTAAATTTCCTAAAGCAACCTTTAATGAACATTGTAAAAATACTGTATTTAGATACCCTTGTGGCAGGAATAAAATTCATCCGACACAAAAACCAGAGGAACTTATTGAAAAATTAGTTTTAGCATCTTCTAATGCTGGTGATTTAGTATTAGATCCGTTCAGCGGAAGTGGTACTACGGCAGTTGTATGTAAAAAGAATAATAGAAATTTTATTGGTTTTGAGCTTAATAAAGAATATTATGATAAGGCGGTAGATAGGATTGCGTCTACAATGTAAAATGTGTAATCAAACATTTTCTGAAGAAGAAATGTATAGTAAAACAAAAGAATGGTATAATAATTTTAATTCGGAGGTAAAGCATATTGTGATTGATAAAGATGGTAATTTAAAAATTCCACACCTGTATAGGTGTCCTAGATGTGGTGCTTATCTAAATAGTATGTCTTTAAGAAAGGAAGATGGGTAATTTAGATAAGCTTAAATTAAGTAAAGATCCTAGATTTAATTCTGGGATATGTACAGTATGTGGAGAACATTTAGATTTATTATTACATGTTCATGCACAAGAACATGGATTTAAAGATGCATATGATCAAATAAAACAAGGTAAGTATAAACCAGATTGGAAACTTAAATATAAGGAGAAGATTGATTAATGGAAGAATTTTTAAATAAACTTAATGTAGAGGCAGAAAATTTAGCTAATAAATATGGATCAGAAGAAGATTGTGATGTTAGGGAAGATCTTTTAGTAAGATTAGACTTAAGGCTTTCTATTTTAGCACATGCACAAGCACTTAAAACTTCTTCTATTACAGCAGAGTTTACAAAACAAATGCAAGAACAAGCTAAGAATATTGATGTTAGTAAAATTGATTTTAATGACCTTATGAGTCAGTTAGGTAAATTTAAATGATGTTTGAATATGAGCAGAATTTTAAGAATAACTTAAATCATTATTTTGTTGAATCTACGCCGAATAATTTAGCTGTATTATTTTTGGCTTTAGTTGATTATGCAGGAGAAAGTAAAAAGCTCCCTAAAATAAGTATTCCTAAAATGTATGAATTGTCTTATGATTTAGACAATGGTGATTTAAAGCTTGCATATATGGAGCTTAAATCTTTTCCTTCAGCAAAGTCTGTAGAAAATATGATTCTTGTAATACTTATGCTTTTTAAAGGATTTGGGCTTACTTATGAAGAATTTAGGCAAAAACTGGAAAAAACTCTAATAAATAGGCTTGACATTATGTAAAATCTATGCTATAATGTGTACATAATATGAAAGGGGCTGATTTTATTGACACTTTCTTTTAAAGAATTAGCTGAAAATTTTAAGACCTTACAGACTAAACACGCACAAGAACTTAAGACCTTAGAATGTAAGCAGAAGTTGGAAAAGGATAAGCTACTTTTTAAACAGCATGAGGAGATGCAAGAAGTTAAGCTTAGTGATTACTTTAAGATTGGGGACAATATTGCTTTAGATAAGGTAGATTATTTGCCAACTACACATCACACAGAAACATATATGATTAGAGCTATTGGTGCTGACTATATTGTATGCTTTAATGAAAAGCTTTTTGAAAATGAACTCATTACATGGGCAGATTTATTTGAAGCAGAAAAGTTATACAGAAATGGCGAAGAAATTGCAGAAAGGGCTGATCTAAAATGATGTTAGACGGTATGATAGCTTATATTCAAGAAATGGCTGAAACTATTGAGGGAACTAATGATAAAGTTCATCTCTATCAGATTCTTTTATGGTTGCAAGAATTGAGTGAGTATCGTAGTGAAGATCATGATTTAGATTTTTTAGCTATTGATAAAGAGTCAAAAAGAATGATCGAAGAAGAAGTAGCTAAGAGGGGTAAGATATGAAACAGCTAAAATATCCAAGTATAAGTGTTGATTTTGACGGTACGCTTACTTATTGGAATGAAGAAACTTATCCTCATATTAATCCTAAAGATATTCGATTAGATGCTATTAGAACTCTTATTGAGTATAGGAAACTAGGTGGTAAGGTAGTATTATTTACATGTAGAACTGACTCAGCACTTCAGATAGCTATTAATACTTGTGAAGACTATGGTTTAGTATTTGATAGTGTTAATGCTGATCTTCAATTAGCTATTGATAGTTGGAGAGAGAAATATCCTAATGCTTCATTATCGCCTAAACCATGGACAACTTTAACTATAGATGACAAAGCTTGGCCTTGCAATACTAGAGGATTAGATTGGGGGCAAATAGCTAGGGATATTTTACAATTTGAGGAAGAAGAAGATGAATGATGTACAAGTAGTAATTTTTCCAGAGATGTTTAGTGAGTTTAGGCGGGTGAGAAGTTTGTGCGGTTAAAGTTAGTATTATACAAAGAACTTCATGTTGGGGATGTGCTACATAAGTTTACTCTTTTGAAATGTCTTGGTAGTGGTAATTATGGTGATGAGTTATGGTTATGTGAATGTAAATGTGGAAATAAGGTATCTGTATCCAGTTTTCAGTTACTTAATGGATTATTATCTTGTAAGAAATGCAGTAGGAAGTACCGAGACTTAGAGGGACAAACCTTTGATAAGCTTACTGCAATATTATATTGTGGTAAGGGAAGATGGATATGTTCATGTGAGTGTGGAAAATTAACTAGAGTTTCAAGCTATGATTTGTGTAGAGGAACACGTACTAGATGCTCAAGCTGTGCTCAAATTGATGATTTAAGGGGTAAAATGTTTGGTTATTGGAAAGTGTTGTCTCGTGCAGAATCTAGAAATGGACATATATTGTGGAATTGTATATGTACTAAATGCGGGACTAAACGAAAGGTATTTGCAGATAGTCTTAAAAGACCTCATACACTTAGTTGCGGATGTTGTACTGCTGAAACACTTAGAGAGTATCATACTACACATGGGATGACAAAGACAAGAATATATAATATCTGGGCTAAAATTAAAGAGCGATGCTTTAAGCCAAATTCACCAGCATATAAGTATTATGGAAGCAGAGGAATTAAAATATGTGATAGGTGGAAAGACTCTTTTGAAAACTTTCGTGATGACATGTATGAATCATATCTTAAGCATGTAGAAGAGTATGGAGAAAAGAATACTACCTTAGATCGCATAGATGTAAATGGTGATTATTGTCCAGAAAATTGCAGGTGGGCAACATGGAATGAACAAGCGGATAATAGACGAAATTCAGAAATCATCGTTCTTGGACGTGAAGCACATAATTTAACAGAATGGTGTCGTTTACTTAATTTATGTCAAGGAACATTAATTAAGTGGAAAAAGAAGTTTAATTTAACAAATAAAGAAGTCTTATTGAGAGCAATAGATAGATTTAATGTTGATATGGGAGAATATTATGATTAAGGTTGTAATTTATCCAGAGATGTTTACTAGTGAAGCTATTCGAGCAGATTCTGCCCTATTAAACATTAATGCAAGATATATTAAAGCAGGATTTTTTGAAAAAATTAGACTACGAAGAATTTTAGATGAATTTATTAAGTTAAAAGAAGCATTGGTGTCTAATCCTTATCATGCTCTAATTATTTCTTCGGATCTTGCTGATAATTTAAATAAATGGGCATCAGAAGGTTCAGTATTGAGTGTAACAGGATTTGCCAGTCAAAATACAGATGATGACTTATTTAATTTTGATCCTCCAAAGCGAGATGATGCTACTTGAAAACTAAAGATCTAAAATATATTTTAGAAACTTTTGCTAATGTGATTAAGATTCAGCCATTAAGACCTATAACTTCTTTTGTTGAATGTTTTTGTAAAGATGGTGTTTTTAGAATTGGAACTACTGATGGGAGTTCAAAATTAGTAGCTACGCTTTTAGATACTGATGAAATGGATAATATAGTCCTAGATCGTGAACAGTTACTTAAAATACTTAAACTTACCAATAAAGAAGATATTAAATTCATTCGTAAGGATAAGTATGTAGCTCTTAGAGGTTGTGGAAATTATAAATTACCTATACAATGTGATGAAACTGGAACTCAAGTACAACTTAACCTAAAAATGCCTGTAATGCAGAATGGAATCCATTGTGAGATAGAACCACTTCAAGAAGTATTTTCACGCAATTCTATCTGCTTATATGACGGTGATGACTATGATTTTTTTAAGCAATATTATTGTGAAAATGGTAAAGTTTTTACAACAGATATTGCTAAAGCTTGTACTACTAAAGCAATATTACCACAGCAACTACTTCCTGCTAAATTAATGAAACAGCTTTCCTTTTTAGATAAGCCTATAGTATTTGCTAAAACAGAACAGGGAGCAAGGGTTGACAGCGATATTTTTCAAATGTATTTCATGTATGATGATCCTTTAGAATATCCTGTAGATATGGTAAGACCTTTCATGGATACAGATTGGGCTGAATTTAGTTTTACATTGGAAAAATCAGAATTAGTTAATGCTTTAAAACGATTAAGTATTTTTACTAAACCTTGGCAGAAAGGAAAAGTAATCTTGACATTTGACCAAAATAGTGTTACACTATTAGGTGAAAATCAAGATGTAAATGAAACTATAAATATTAAACTTAAAGGTAATCCTTGTAGAATGGTAACTTCCGCTGAAGAAATGCTTACTATTTTACGTAAAGTAAATAATGAATTTGTGATTCATGGTTCACAAAAGTGTATTGGATTTGAAGATGGTATAAGTTTATATGTATTGTCTACTTTAGATGAGGGGGAAGGTTAATGTCTTACTTACTTAGATGTGTTAGTGAATATGGTGATGTTAGTTATTTTGATGATTTTACAAAAGAACTTATAGAATTTAAAACATTAGAAGAGGCAGAAAAGAAAGCAGAAGAACTTCTTGATATGGAGTATGAGGATTTTGGTTCTGCTATTACTAAATACTCTATTGTAGAGTTAAAAGAAAAATCTGTTAAGGATATTAGCTCTTTTAAGATTTGTGATGATGGTAAAGAATGTATTTTAAGTTGTACTAGTGATTTTGCAAGTCAGCTGGAAGATTCGCTTAAAGAAGCTAAAAAACAATATGATTGTAAGATTACTAAAGATAAAATATACGAAAATGGTTCTAGAGTAATTCAGTTTACTTACAGTAAGAAGAAAGAAAAGGAAAAAGAAGAAGATTGTGATGTAATTCTTAAAGTTAAGGATAATAGATTTGAAGCTATTTATGATACAAAAGATCGTATGGAAATGTCAGCACTTGCTTATGCTTTGAAAGACAAGTATAAGGATGAACTTTCTTATTTTTGTGATGAACGAGTAAATAATGCAGGTTGCTTAACATTTAAGCTAACAAATAATAAAGAAGAATTTAAAAAGGATTTTTTAAAGTGTGCTGAAATTTTTTTCAAGGTTAAGGTATTGAACATGTAAAACTAAATAGCGCAAGGCTTGATGTCTTGCGCTTGTTTTGTCTAATGAGGTAATATAATGGCTAGAAAATCTTTAATAGGAATGATTAAGTCAGCTAAAACTGAAGATATTGCTGAGAAATTTAAGAATGACTTTATATATACTGTAGAAAATAGTAATGAGGATCATCCTTCTTCACGCACACTATCACCAAGTAGCCTAAACTGTTCGCGACAAATGAGTTGTAAACTATTAGGCATACCAAAAGAAGGAGAAAAAGAGACATACTCTTTATCTTATATATGCGATATTGGTTCTGCCATGCATGAAATTACTCAGAAGCATTGTTTAAGCTTAAATAAGTTTAAGTACATTTCTGTAGCTGACTACGTTAGAGATAAAAAGTTAGACTTAGAAGTTGGACAAGAGTCCGATTTTGAAAAGGGAATATATGAAACTCATTTATATAAGTTAGATAAAGTTGGTAATAAGATAGTTTCATTCTTAGCTGATGGTATTTTACAAGATAAAGAGACTGGAAAGTATATGATATTAGAAATTAAAAGTTGTGGCAGTTCGGGATTCTTTAAAATGGATTCGTTTATGGAAAAACATAAAAATCAAGGTATTGCTTACTCAATACTATTAGATATACCTACAGTATTATATTTGTATATTTGTAGAGATGTGCCAACAGTTAAGCCATTTATTTTTAAACCTAGTAAAGAAGATAAACAGAATCTATTAGATAAATGTCATGAAGTACTAGATAAGTCAAAAGAAAATATTATTGTAGCAAAACCACAAGATGTAACTAAGACAACTTGTTCTTATTGTTCTTATAGAAAGTTTTGTAATAAAATTGGAGAAGGTGAATATCATTATGGATAATTTTACATATTATTATGAAGGATGCATACAAGAACTCATGCGTAGAGGATATGATTACTCTACAGCAAAACAAGTAGTAGAATATGCTCCATTAACCAGTAAAGTAAGATCTAAAGATGATTTAGGAGAATATGCAGATACAGATGTTTGTGAATGGGTCGATTTAATCCTTGGTAAAGGAAATTATAACTAGTATTAAAGGAGAAAGGGGTTATGTCTTCATTAGGTAAAACATTTGAAAAGTATTTTAAAGAGCAGGTAAAAGAGCAGATTCCTGATGCATTTGTATTTCGGCTGTATGATATAATGGATTATAGGGGCATATCTAATCCTTGTGATTTTTTTGTATTTTTACGCCCATCACTTATTATGTGTGAACTGAAATCTTGTAGTGGTGCATCCATGAGCCATAAAAATATTTCAGAATATCAGTTACAAAGTATGACAGAAGCTTCTAAAATTAGAGGACTTAAAGCTTATACTATCATCTGGTTCTATGAAAAATCTATATGTTTAATGTTTAAAACTAAGTATTTATATAAGTTATTTATTGAAAAAGGTAAGAAAAGTGTTTCTTATAAAGATCCTAATGGTATAGAAGTACCTGTGATAAAAGCATTAAAAAAGTATAACATTTGGGATTGGTCTGTGCTTAAAAAAGCGAGGTAAATAACCATGTCTACTTTAACAAAACTACTAGACGCAAATAAAGACTTAAAAGTATTAATACAAATAGATAATAGTACTCTTACATTATCTGATGAATATTCTTGGGGAAAATTAGATACTAAATATTGTCAAGTTACTAATATTTATGTAGGCGAAAATGGAATATATGTTGAATCTGAAAATGAGCCTTGGGAAATATTTGAACAAGAAGTAGGGGTACATCTTTCTTTAGACGATACAAGATATGAAAAAGAATTTGCAGATTTTTTAATTAAGCTTAATGAATCATGGGAAAAAGTAATTATTCTCTATGTAGATCCTTTGGAGGAAGAAGAATGCTTGTAAACAAAACTATACAAGATCAAGTTGAAAATAATTCTATTCAGCTTGAAGAAATTGTAAATAAAGTGGTAGCATCTTATACAGATAAGTTAGATGACTATATGAATAAGATTCATACAGTCCTTGTGGATGAGGGTGATGATCTTACAGAAAGCGAGTTAGCCAAAATAATGATTGTGCTCAATAGTTACGCATATTTCCTTGGAGCAAAAGCTGAACTGTCTGCTATAAAATCTGACGTATCTGAAATGATATATAATGAAAGATATAATATTGAACTCTTAACTGCTAGTGGAACTGTTGCTGCCAGATCTAGTATAGCATCAAGTAAATCACAAGAAGAAGAAGTCATTAAGATTATATATAATCGTGTATATAAAATTCTTAAAAATAAGTTAGACTCTACTATTAGAATGTCTGATGGTGTTAAAAAGATTATTAGTCTTAGAGTAAAAGCAATGGAATTAGCAGGGAGATCAAACACATGATAGCAACTAAAGAGCAAGAAGAATACATTAAAGCTAATATTGAAAAAGCGATGGAAAATTGTAATAATTCAAATGATGGTTGGTATTGGGATAATGTAGATTTAGATAATTTAGGAGTTATCTATGCTAAGTTAGATTATTTAGATTTAGTCAACTTAACTAAAGATGATTACGATTTGGTGTTGGGGTGGACAGAAGATGTATAGAAAAGATCCTAGACCTGCAACTATTTTTGAAAGAAAATATATCGAGGATAATTATCAAAAAGCTAAAGAAAATATTATAGAGTATGAAGCAAAATTACAAAAAGAGTATGATAAATTAACATTTTGGCAAAGAGTAAATATTCTTAACGATAAACATATGAAACTGCACTCTAAACTATTATTTTGTACTAATTATAAAGAAAGCTTGAATGGTGTTAGAAGTGCTCTAGAGTCTCCAGATTATTTTGGGTTAGATATCGAAGACTATAAGTTTATAAGATATTGGGCTAATTATATTTCTGATAGTAATGGGGTGGGTAGCGGTGAATTACCAACTTGAAGTACTAAGAGAAAGAGCAAAAAATAATATTTGGAGACATTGGCAGAAACTACAAGAAGAATATGATAAGCTTCCTTGGTATAAAAGATTATTTGAGGAAAATCCTGAATATGGCAATACTACAGGATTTGGGCAGATTGCATTAGATCATGGACATTGGCTTAATAAAGCTGACACTACTGAAGATATTGTTTTTCTACAATATTGGGCTAAGTATTTTGGAAAGGAGAACATATGAGTAAATTAGATGAAGTAATTAAAAATGTAAATAAAAAATATGGTTTTAATATGATAGGTAGAGCAGATATTAAGAAAAGAAACTATGCTCGTATTCCTCTTGTGAGTCCTGCTCTTACATTTCTTTTTAGGGGTGGTATGCCTAGAACGGTAATAGAGTTACTTGGTATGCCTAATGCTGGCAAGTCAACATTATGTTATTCTATTTGTGGTAGTGCTCAAAAAATATTAAAACAAGAACATGAAACAGAAGTATCTGAATTAGAAGCAAAAGATAAGTTAAGTAAAGAAGAAAAAGAACGTCTAGCTTACCTAAAGGATAGGGGCTATAAAAAGGTAGCATATTTAGATAGTGAATTTTCTAGTGATGAAGATTGGATGGAAAAAAATGGTGTTGACGTAGATGACCTTATTTTTATTGCCCCTGAAAATCAAACAGCAGAGCAATTATTTCAAATATTATTAGATCTTATTGATAGTGATGGGGTAGGTTGTGTGGTATTGGATTCCATACCAGCTCTTGTTCCAAAAAGTGTAGCAGAGAAAACTATGGAAGATAAGAGCTATTGTGGCATATCTGCCCCTCTATCTACATTCTGTTCTAAATTATTACCTCTATGTAATAAGTATGGTTGTATGTTTATAGGAGTTAATCAGTGTAGAGATGACCTATCAGGTTATCATCAAGTCATATCACCAGGTGGTCGTATGTTTAAGCACACATGTTCCCTTAGAATGTTAATTCGTAAGGGTAAACTATATGATAAAAACTATAAAGAGCTAACTTCCCATGCAGAAGAAGCTTATGGTAATTATGCTGAAGTAGAGTTATTAAAGAATAAAGCAACTCTACCAGACAGGAGGGTAAGTAAATATAGTATTTCTTATGACTGTGGTATTGATGGTTATAATGATACTTTTGAAATGGCAGTTACTTACGGGCTTATTGAAAAAGGTGGAGCATGGTATTCCTTCTTAGATGATAATGAAGAAGTTATTACAGACTCAGAAGATAACCAACTTAAATTTCAGGGTAAAGCAAAAGCTATGGAATATTTAAAAAATCATGAAGATTTTTATAAAGAATTGCGAGAAAAATTAGAAAAGAAACTCTGTGAAGATTAAATTTCCTCTTGACAAATCCCTTAAAATATGCTATACTCTTTCTATAATCAAAAATTGATTGGAGGAATTTACAGTGAAATTAACAATTCGTAAAGGTATGTTTGAAACAAATTCATCTTCAATGCACTCTATCATTATTACTAAAAATAATAGTAATTGCTATGAAGAAGGGCTTAAGTGTTATTGTAAAGGTGTATTAAGATTTTTAGAAGATGACATAGAATTTAGTCGTTCTCCATTTCAATTCTTAAATACTTGGCGTGGTAAGGTAGCTTATGCTATTGCATCTTATTGTCAAAAATATAAAAGAGATGATGAAGAAGCTAAAGAGTTCATCTCTAAGCTTGAAGCTATTATTAAAAAGCATGTAAAAGATTTTGATCATATTGAACTTCCAGATCCAGAAGATACTTGGTATCCTTTTGGTTATGTAGATCATCAATCAGAAGGATTACTTCAGAAATTTTTAAGTGAAGAAAATGTTACATTAGAAGATTTTATTTTCACGCCTAAATATATTGTAGTTATTGATGGCGATGAGTATTGTATCTTTGATAGTATGAAAAAAGATCTTAAATTTGAGGTAGAGAAAGAAGTGCTTCCATGGTAAGTTATAAAAATGGGAATGTCTATGTAAGTATAGACGAAAATACAGGTACTAAAATTAGATTCTTAAAGGAGGATGATTTTCATCCTTCCTTTGCAGAAAGTATGGATTTAACAATAACTAAGAAATGTTCTCAAAATTGCTCTTATTGTTTTCAAGACGCAACACCTAAAGGTAGACATGCAGATTTACTTTCTGAATATGTTGTAAATACTTTTATTCCATCATTACACCCTTATACTGAACTTGCAATGAATGGAAATGATCTAGATCATCCTCAGTTATGGGAATTTTTAAATTTACTTAAAGATCAAGGAGTAATAGCAAATATTACAGTAAATCAAAATCAATTTATGAACAATCTCTCAGAGTTATTTTCTTTACAGAACTATGGATTAATTCGTGGTGTTGGCGTTTCCTATTTAAAACCAGATGATGTGTTTTTTAGGACTTTACCTATTATTAAGAATGTAGTAGTACATACTATTGCAGGTATTACTAATATTCAATTATTAAAAGGTATGAACTTAAATGTTTTAGTGTTGGGTTATAAGGATAAGGGTAGAGGTATTTTTTATACACCTAGTCATGCTACGCAGATTATTGAAAATATTGAGTACCTTAAATATTACCTTAGTACATATAAGTTTAAAGATGATTTTAAGGGTATTGGGTTTGATACTTTAGCTACTAAGCAGTTAGATTTAAAAAATATTTTAAGTAAAGAAGATTGGGAATTATGCTATCAAGGTGAAGATGGAACTTTTACCTATTTTATTGACTTAGTTGAAAATGAATTTGCTAAAAGTTCTACATCTAATAATATCTATGATATAAATAACAGAACAAATGATGAAATGTTCAACTTCATAAGGGGGCTTAATAATGCCGAGAAAGGGGATAAAAACTAGTAAAATTAAAATGAAGGAAAATGGCAATATTGCCAATCCTGTAAAGAAAATTAAAAAAGCTACAGGCTCAAAAGAAAAAGTAAAAGCAGTATTAGAAAAGGAGAGGGAAGATCCTACAAAAAGTAAGATTCCCCTTCCTCTCCATGTAATACCTCTTGAGTATCCATTTTTCATCAGAGCATATAATGCAGGGTTTGCATTATGTATGGCTAAAAAACCTGTGGACGGGAAGCCTACATATGAATCTTTGTGTTTTGCAAGTAGATTAGAGCAGATGTTTTCTATCGTAGTAAATTATATGATAAAGGTTCCTTTGGATGTGCAAGAATTATCTAAAAAATTAGATCATGTTTACGATATGATTAAGGCTAGAGTTGAAAATAAAAAAGCGTCAGAACTTTTTGAAGAATATAAAACTACAGAAGAATTTGTGGAGGATTTCAAATGAAGTATACATTAAGCACTGAAGAAAGAAATTTTGTACAGACTTCTTTAAATAAGTTTTACACGGATTTTGAGCCGATTGATTTTACAGGAACAACTATTTCTCCGTATAATCTAAGAGAAGTATTATTTGATAACGGATTTAAGGATGATATTTACGATAATAACGCTATGGATTATTGGTGGTATTTTATTCACCCTAAATACGGCAGAGTGACTATGTATTTTGAAGCAAATAGCTTTATGCTTGTTTTATCTAAATATGAGGAGTAAAGATATGAGAGTAAAATTACTTACATACACACCAGAGCCTATGAAAGTTATTGCTTGTGCTGCTAAATTATGCTATTCATCTAAAGTAGATATTGATTCGTTATGGGACTCTTTAGATAAAGAAAGTATAGATAAGTTTATTGAAAAAATTATTGATCTAAATCATCAGTCAGTACTTGAACATGTTTCCTTTACTTTTGCTATAGAGGGTGTGAGTAGATCTTTACTTGCTCAAATTACTAGACATAGATTAGCCAGTTTTTCCGTCCGTAGTCAAAGATATTGTAATGAGGGTGAGTTTACAGCGATTGCTCCTAAAGAGATTGTTAATAATGATAGTGCATTAACTGAATTTGCATTTATTGTGGATAAACTTCAAGATGATTATAAGCGTTTCCAAGAAACTTATGGGTTTTCTAATGAAGTAGCAAGGTCAATTTTGCCAAATGCGTGTGCAACAAGATTAATAGTTACTATGAACGCTAGGGAACTTATGCATTTTTTTAATGAGCGTTGTTGTGTTCGTGCTGAAAATGAGATTCGCACATTAGCTTATAAAATGCTCAATTTAGTTAAAGAAGTAGCACCAGTATTATTTTCTAAAGCAGGAGCTAAATGTGATACTTTAGGTTATTGCCCTGAAAATTCTATGTCTTGTGGAAAAGCACCTACCTTAAAAGAAGTTATGGAGGTTTACAATGGACAAAATTCTTAATGTTAGCTCTTTACAAAATAAATATGCAGAAGGAGACTATGTTATAATTAAAGACACTGGAGAAGAAGCTTGTATTGTAGATGTTCAGTATGATATTCCTACTAAAACATATGTCTATAAGTTAAATGTTGACTCAAAAACATATTATTTAGCTGAAGATGAAATTACTTTTTTACTTGCAAGAAAAATATCTAGTGCCAATTGTGGAGTATCTGCAAAACAGGAGCATTATCAAAATTCAGCACTTCAACCGATACAGGTAATGCAAAGGATTATGTCTAAGGAGCAGTTTTATGGATTTTTAATGGGTAACTTCATTAAATATTCTATGCGAATGTCACATAAGAAAAGTGAATCTGTAGAGAAAGAAAAAGAAAAAGCTAGACAATACGCATATTGGGCTGAATTGGCTAAAAAAGATGTTATTATAGATCCTATAGAGCATTCAGTACCTCCTGAATTTGAATATAAGGGTCTATAATATATTTGGGGAGGGGCTGAACTTGGAATTTACTATACGAACAAATAAAAAAGAATACCAAGAATACAACGGAGAACGATGTAAGATAGTTTCAGCGCATCGCTCAGACGGATTAGTAGAAGTATACGTTTTTAAGTATCAATGCTTAATATTATTAGAAATGAGGGAGCTTGATGATTGATGACACATAAAGAAGCATTAAATAAAGTATTACAGGCTGAATATAGTAATTATCAGTATATGAAGATGATGAGAGGGCATTTAGGTTGTTTTAATTGTTTATTTAAAGAACCTTGTAAGCAAGCTTACATTAATAATCAATTTAGATCTTGCGGTGAATTTATCAACAAATATTTAGACTCGGAGTTTGATGAGAATGGCAACTAAAAATGAAGATGCAACTCGTTACTACTCAAATAAACAAGAGCAGTATCTTGCTAAATTACTTGGGGCTGAACTCACCCCTAATAGTGGAGCTGGTCATTGGAAAAAGGGTGATCTTATACTACCTAATTGGCTTATAGAAGCTAAAACATGTACTTCACCTAAAAAAAGTTTTTCTATCAAAAAAGACTGGCTAGATAAAAATGAACTAGAACGCTTAGAAATGCATAAGCCCTATTCTGCTTTAGCTTTTCAATTTGAGCCAGATGGCGAAAATTACTTTGTACTTTCTGAAAAGACATTTAAGAAAATGCTTGACAAATTTGAACAAGAATGATATAATAAATATAGAAATTGTAAAGAAAAGAGGTAAATAAATATGATTGTATATGAAACACATGATAATGTCGTAGTCGCAAAATTTTCTCAAAACGGTAAACCACTCAAAAAGATTTGGCAAGATTCTTTAAATGATATTTATGCGAACTATACTAGAGATACAGACTTTTGTAACGCTTGGATAGCAGATGAGCTTGTTGACAAAGTTTTAGCTGATAGAAAGCTTGTAGGTATTGCAAAATGTCACCCTAATGATGAATTTAATTTAGAAGAAGGTAAACGACTTGCTAGGGAGGATCTTATCAATCGTTTTAACCTTGCAAAAACACAACTTAAAAAAGAATTACTTTATTATATTAAGCATCAAGTAGAGATTGTAAAAAACAGAGTTTAATTGTAGCACTAGACAACTGCACAGAGAATTTATTTCTTCTGTGCTTTTTTATTGGGGGTATAACTATTGAAATTTAAATACAATGATATTGTAAAGTGGCATAATGAAATCGGTATGGTTAAAGACTCTCGTTTACATAACGATATAATTCAATATCTAGTAAAACTAGTTGATGGTACAGAAGTTTGGACAGGGGATGCACATTTAATGAGATACACACCAAAATATGTAGCTAAAATTGGCGATAAAGTTTCTTATTATGATGAAGATGGGTTTAAATATGGTATTGTTGTAGATATTAATTTAGACTATGATTGGGAATACTTAGTAGAAACAATGAGTAGGGAGCGTTATTGGAAGTCTGTAGGTGAAGTTCATGTATATAAAAGCTAATGACGATTTAATTTGTATAGATAAACTTATTAAGGCAGAATTTAGATCTGCTCCACATAGTAAGTCCACTCTTAGTCTTACTTATATTATAGCTGGGGTTGACTCCCCTCCTATAGTCAGTGAATTTTCAAATATTTCCAAGAATTCTATACAAATTTTAGCAGAAGCAATAAAAAACGATAAAGATTACGTGGATATTTCAAAAAAGGCTTGACAAATAATACTAATTCTGCTATACTTAAATCACAGAAAGGGGGAATAAGATGGTTTTTGTCGATGCGGAAAATATTAGCAAAACACTTTTTAAACAATTCTACGCAAAACATAAAGATGAAATTTACAAAGTGTATGCTAAAAGATCTGTGATTAGTGGAATATATTTAAGATTAAAGAATGTTGAGTTTATTGATTGTGTGCATGGAAAAAATAGCGCAGATACTTATATGACAGCAGATATAGTTAAATCCTTATATGAAGATAATATCTTTAATTATTACATAATGACACAAGATAGAGATTTAGCTATAGCAGTTAAAACTATTACAGATCATTTAAAGAATGTAACAATAGTAACACCTCTTGGTAGGCGATTATCAAATCTTAAAGCTGTTGGTGCTGATCTTAACTATGTGGATGTAGAGGAGATTGACACAGGCGATAGTAACACGTTTATAACACGTATAACAAAAACTAAAAGTACCAGTAATATATACGATAGCTATAAAAAACGTGTTTGGGTAAAGAAAAAAGATGGAAATATTTTAGAAGTACCTTTCGAGAACGGAATGCATTTGGGGACTTTTAAAAGATTTTTAGAACCACATAAAAAATCTTGTGGCATTGGGCCATCAACCTCATGGAAAAACTTCATAGAAAATCAATACTTAAAATTAGTAGATAGCCAAATTTATTTTTTAACCGAGGATGAACTTCATGAAAAAAGCTAAGTATAAAAATGGTAAGAGATTAAGGGACGAGGCTAAAGCTAAAGGTAATTTTTTCAGAAAATTCCTAGATAAGGAACTAATCCTTACAGGTAAAATTAAAGCTATTAACAATGTATTATCAACAAATTTTGTAGGTAAGTCAGTATTATTTGGAGATCTAGATATTGAAGACGTAGATCATATCTGGATTCATGCAGATGAGTTTACTAACTTAGATGTAGAGAATTTTAACTGGAATAACCCTATAACTATTAGAGGAACTGTATATCAATATACTAGATATTTCAAAGGTAAAGTTTGGCATACTAAATATAGCCTTAAAGGAGTCGTTGTGTTATGACATTTGAAGATATTAAAGCTACAGCTACAAATGAGTATAATAGCATGAAAAGTGAAATCGAAGATCTTAAATTTAAATATAACGAGAAAATAACTAAAATGATTGTTGAATACTTAGATTCTGTTCCTGTAGGTACTAAGTTTTATATTAATCATGGGCACGGATATGTAGAAGTTTTAGTTTATCAAGGGCATGATGATAAATACATGTACTTTATTTGGACAGAGTTTAATAAGCGTGTAAAATACAGTTTTATTAAGCTTCTACAGATGGAGGGTTAAATTATGAGATACTTTGTAAGAGTAGAAACTAAAAAGAATGTTCTTTATCTGTATGTTATCAATAATAATACTCCTTCACTTGCGGTTAACTGGAAAGATGCTACTTTCTTTAGAACTATAGAAGAGGCACAACATGGATTTAGTTTGGTTCGTCAGAATTTCACAGGACTTGGCATAATTTCCTTAGAAGTACGAGGTGTAAAAGTTAGTATGGGAGATGAAGTCTATGCAAAAGAACTTTTCTAACAAAATCTTCTATGTTATTGCTCTAAATGCTACAGAAAAACAAACTAATGAAGAAGTTAACATGTTTGTAATGGATGGCGATACAACAGAATCGTGGTTTACTACAACTAATATTGGAGAGGCATTTATGTTCTACAATAAAGATATAGCAAAAGATGTAGCAAATCAACTCAAAGAAATTTTAAAGGATAATAATGAGTTCTTTGCCAATAAACTTGTAATACTTGCTATAGAATTTAACGAAGTTGAAAGCGAGGAGATTCCCATTGAATCTTAAATGTTTCTTTGGTTTCCACGATTATCAGCCTGTGGATGGGTTATATTGGAAATATAATACAGTAGAATTTAGTGGTATAATGTTAGGAATACAGGTAGTTAAACTATATACATGTACTAGTTGTAAGAAGATAAAAGAAATGATTATAGAAGAGTATTCTCATTCTCAATTTGATGTGACTGAAGTAAAAAATTATTTAGAATGTCACGGTATTCGACACATTATTAAATTTTATGCTGACAAATAAAGAGAAACACTTTTTCCTACAAGCTAAAAAAGAAGCTGATAAATCCACTTTTTATAGAATACAGATAGGTTGTATTATTGTAAAAGGTAACAAGATACTTGCTAGAGGTTGTAATGTAGAAAAATCACACCCAAAACAAAAATTTCTCAATAATAAATGTAGAAAGTTTATTACTAAAAATAATTACATTCATGCAGAATTAAACGCAATAATTCATGCAACTACATATAATCTTAGTGGAGCATCTTGTTACCTGTATCGAGAAGATGGTAATGGTAATGTTTGTTGTTGTAAACCCTGTCCAGCTTGTGAATTTGTTTTAAGGCAGGTAGGAATAAGCACAGTATACTATACAGATTACGGGAAGTTTATTAAAGAGGAGCTGATATAAATGCGGATTATAGATAAAACAAGTGATACAGTAGCAGAGATTGTAGGCTCTTGGCATATGGTCATAGGAGAAAAAGAAATTTGCATTTTTCCTAACTTTAATCCTGCTGGGGATAGTAAAGCAAATTTCTATAAATTTCCATACAATTTAATGACAAAAGAAGAACTTATAAATGCTTTTGCTAAAGAAGTCTATAGTATTAAATTAACTAAAGATATTGAGATTATTTTTTAACTATGTACAGGCTGATTATAAGGTGTAGGCGTAATGGTAAATTAGACTATTTATACTTAACGCCCATAGTAAATGAAGAAAATAAATTATGCAGTTTTGGAATTACTTACGATAAATACAAGTCATATGAATGTGATAGTCTTTATAAGATTAAAGGTTTAATGATTGAGATTCGAGAAAATAGGTATAAAATATTAGAAAAGCTTAAAAAAACAGATAATAAATTAGAGGCTCTTACAGGATATGAAATAGAAGAATGTTGGAATAATTGTGAAATAGTAGAACTATATAAAATAGGAGTCTTTAAATCTTTGCGGAAGAAGGTGCAATAATTGAACTATAAATTATATACACATAACGACCTAGATGGTCTTGGTTGTGCAATACTAGCCAAACTTGTATGGGGAGATGAAGTTGAGATTAGATATTGCAATTCACCAGAAGAAGTTACTAATAGACTGATTAAAGATGACAATACATTTAGAGATTTAGTATTTGTAACAGATTGTTCTTTTAACTATGAGAAGGTTTATAATGGCAATAAAAGAGTAATTGGTAAGATTAGACTATTTGATCATCATGCTACAGCATTACCACTTAAAGATAAATCAAAATATTTTGTGGTAGAAACTAATCGTGAAGATGGTAAGCCTACTTGTGGAACTGAAATTTTTTACAAATTTTTGCAAGAAAGAAAAGGGCTAACTATTAACTGTGATTATTTTGTAGAACAGGTTAGACTTTATGATACATGGGATTGGACTTTAGGCACATCAAATATTCCTAAATATCTTTCAATGCTTCTCTATACAGACTCGATTACTAAATTCTGTGATAATTTTACTATGAAACTTCTTAAAGGTAATATGAATGACCTTAATGTATTTACTGACAATGAAAGAGCTATTTTAGAATACGAAGAGCGTAGACAGCAAAAAGAAGTAGAAAAAGCACTTAAAAATACTTATATTGTAGAGACTAATCATTACTCTTATGGCATTGTATTTGGTGATTGTAATATGAGTCTTTTAGGTAATGCTATTTGTGAAGAATATAATGTAGATATTGCATTGAATATTAATCCTTCTACTAATATTATCGGTGTAAGAACAACAAGAAATAATATTGATCTAGGTAAGTTTATGAAAGACTTTTATCATGGTGGTGGACATCCTAAAGCAGCAGGAGCACCAATTCCTAATATGGCAGAAGATTTTATTAAGAATGTACTAAAAGATAGGGTAAATTTTGTAGCTAAAGCAGGGTGAAGAAAATGGAAGAAAGAATTAAGTATTATTTAAACGATACATTTGATCTTACAGAAATTAAAAAGATTGGTTTATATGAATATACAGTAGAACTTTTTAGAGAAAATGAAAATGAACCGTGGTCAACACAGATTGAAGATTTATATAATCTTCTTGTAGATTTAGAAGATGAATTCGACATTGTAGAAGTTACCAATATGGAAATTACTCAGCATTGGTATTACGTAACACTATATGTTTACACGGAGGAAGTTGCTTGATGAATTACATTACAAATGCACTATTCAATTTTAATTTGCCGTTTACATTAAAATCTTATGATGAATACAGTATTGGCTACCTTATTACACTAACTATTGATACTCCTGTTGCTAAAAGCACATTTACAGATATTGCATTACTTATTTCTATGCTTGAACGTAAATATACTGTAGTAGAATTCGATAGTCTTGATAAGAACGAATTAACACTATATCTTATTGGCGGTGATGATAATTGGCAATAAGTAAAACATTATTTTCTTCAAAAAGTGATCAATGGGCAACACCACAGCATTTATTTGATGTATTAAATGCCGAATTTAATTTCGACTTAGATGTATGTGCTACCGAATTTGACGCTAAATGCTCTCACTTTTATAGTCCAGAAGTAGATGGGTTAAAGCAAGAATGGCATGGAACTTGTTTTATGAATCCTCCCTATAGTGAAATTCGTACTTGGATTAAAAAGGCTTCATATGAATCAAAAGAACATGGGTCTACGGTTGTATGTTTAGTCCCTGCAAGAACAGATACAAAATGGATGCAAGAAATTTGCTCGGATGCTTATGAAATTAGACTAATTAAAGGCAGATTACATTTTAATGAGTCTCCTAATTCAGCACCATTTCCATCATGTATTATAGTATTTAAACCACATAGAAGAGATGAACCATATATCCACTTTTGGGAAGTGCCTAAACCTGTAGATGAAAGGGATGAATTTGATGGATAAAGGGAATTATTTTCTCAGCAAGTTAGATAGCTACCAATGTACATTTTGTAATTCAGATTGTCTTAGGTTTAATTGTCAAAGAAATAAAGAATCTGATACCTATGCTTATTTTAAAAAATATAAGGACATCAAATTCTTAGATGATTTTTCCCCTTATTATACTAAATATAAGAAGCCTCTATTGGTGGTGAAACACGATGTTAATTAGCTTTGCCCTAGTAGTTGTAGTTGTTTGGGTATTTCTATATATGATAGCCTATGCTTGTTTCTTTAAATTTATGGGTTTAGTTACTCGTGAACATGATGGAAATTATGAGTTATTGGAGTTTTACTGGAATGGTATTACAAATGATTATAAAATAAACTTAATTTGTAGAGGATCTGAAAAGACATATAAATTATGGAATGCTGACCCTGACATAATGGAAATACATAAAATGATTGAAGATGTAAGAACAGACCCTTTTAGAAAGTGAGTTGACTGTAATTGAATGTGCTAATAGCTTGTGAAGAATCACAAAGAGTTTGTATAGAATTTCGTAAATTAGGACATAATGCTTTTTCTTGTGATATTATTGACTGTAGTGGAGAACATCCTGAGTGGCACATTAAGCAAGATGCTATTCCCCTACTTAATGGTAATTGTACATTTACTACAGTAGGGGGGGGGCAACATGAGATAAAAGGTAAATGGGATATGATTGTTGCCCATCCTCCTTGTGTAGATTTATGTGTATCTGGTGCAGCTCATTTTGAGAGAAAACGTGCTGATGGTAGACAACGTAAGAGCATAGAGTTTTTCTGTAAATTCTTAAATGCTAATTGCGACCATATTGCAATAGAAAATCCCATAGGCATTATTAGCGGCGATTATATTCCTAAGTGGTTTCCAGATTTAGCTGAAAAGTATAAGTTACCGCAAAAATATACACAAATAATCCATCCATGGATGTTTGGAGATAATGCAGAAAAGACAACTTGTTTATGGCTAAAAGGTCTTCCTAAACTTATTCCTGATATTTTAGAAAAACCAGAAATGAAATATAAAGAATGGGTAGATAAGAAAACTGGTAAAACTAAAAGACAGCCTAAGTGGTTTTATGATACACTAAAATTACCTGCTTCTGAGCGTTCTAAGGTTAGAAGTAAAACCTTTCAAGGAATTGCAAAAGCTATGGCAACTCAATGGAGTAAAATAAGCCCATTTTAGCCCTATTTTTCACGGGTATACATAAATGTATAGAGAGTGCCCTACTCGCGCTCCTAGCCTATAAAAATAGGGGTTTACGGGGCAAATATTAAATAAAATTACTATTGACATTTTAATTAGTATGTGTTATAATATAAGTACATAAAAAATAAAATTGGAGGGTGGTAATTAATGACAGATGAAATACTTGTAAGATGTAATAAACTTAAATCTCGCATAAATGAGATTGACAAGCTACTTAAAGAAATTAACAATGTAAATACAATGACAGGTGAAGAAATGACTTTGCCAATTTGTATACAAGCAGGGATTCAAAATCCTGTAGAGTTCTATATGGGTGAAGAGTTTTCAGATCCGTCTTTATATGACTTAGATAAAGCTATGTATGAGCAGATTACTACATTGCTTACTGCTTATAGAGATCATATACAGAAGGTTTTTGAAGATATTAGAGATTATTAAGATTGGGGGAAATTTATCGTGACTATCTATGAAATGATGCAAGAAAATCAGCAGAAATTTAAGTTCTCTAAAAGTGGCATTCTTTACTTGAATACTTTTGAGAAAAGGGAAGAACCTAAAAAAGCAAAACTTAAAGATAAACCTTTTGCTCTTTGGAAAGCAGAAGAAGCAAAGAAAATTACTAAAAAAGCTAAAAATGAAATGAACAAAGCAAGAGTTCATGGTAATCCCAATAATGCCAATTATGAAATGCAAGAGGGGATTCTTCATTTCGTTCCTGGCAAAGTTAAAGTAAAAGTTGAAGAAGTGATTAAAGATAATAGTGAAGTAACAGAAGAAAGTGCTTAATTGATTGGAGGAAGTATTAACTAAATATTTTTGGTTAGTGCTTCCTCTTATTTACTTTACTGGAGTTGATATAATGGTCAAAGCATTAATTACAGAAAAATACAATATAAGTCTATATGCATACATAGATGAACCTACTAATCTAGTTAAATATTATACAGTAAATAATGAGAAATTTTTCTCATATACAAAAGCTAAAAATTATTATGACATGATGCTGAAAGGAGAAAGCAATGGTAGTAAATAGCTCTAAAGACAATGTTGTAGAATTTGTTTCTTATACAGGGAAATATCCTAATCTATGTAGTGGAGTATTAACTCTAAAAATTAATGGTAAAACATATACATTTGGGTATGGACAAAAATATGATAAATTTTGGGAAAGCGGTGGAGGATTAGATAGAGATTATGATCCTATTCTGGGAGAATGGATTATAGATTGTGATTATCTTCCTAAAGAACTAGTTAAATATGCAGATCAAATTGATGAAGTTATAAATGAAAATATTCCTTTTGGTTGTTGTGGAGGTTGTAGTTAATGTTTTATAAGTTTTTTAAATTTTTAGCTGGAATTAGTTTAACTATTAGTTTTTGGCTTTTACCCTTGCAGCAAAGTCTGTAGGTGCAAAAGCTGTATATAAAATAGACGAGTTAGAAAATGAGTTGGGTTTTGATGCACATTTTAGGTGGTATAATAATGAGTAATAAAAGTCCAATTAATAATCTAAAATTACTTCAAGAAGTAGCTAGTCCATATGATAAAGTAATTAAATTCTCTAGAAAGACATTAAAGAAATTATTAAAATCAGGCTATAAAATTGATTTATTTGTAGAGTATTTTTATGATGGTGAGGAAGGTCTTGAGCACCTTACATGGATAGATGAGAATTATGAAGGTGTTTGGGGTATGACACAAAAAGACATAGATAATATGGTTATAGCCACTGTTCGTAGATTTTCACATTTTACAAGACGTTCAAGACAAAAAGTATTTTATAGATGTTTTGTGAAAGAACATAAAAATGGCACTGGAACTATTAGTTTTTATTTATATATGAGGGATATAGATTATTGTGATTATGTTATATATTTAAGTAGGGATAGTGACTGGGAATAAGATAATAAATACCAGTAAAAAACTATTAAGGGCAGAAAGGTGTAAAGTAATATGAATAGAGAAGAATTTGATAAAGAATATAGGCGTACTGAATATCATTATGCAGAGTTGAAGCAGTATAAAAGGCTTTATCGGCAAGCTAAGATCTCCACCTCTATAGGTGGGTGATTGACAAAACCCTAAAGATATGCTAGAATATCTATAAAGGAGGTGAATGTTGTGCATAATTTACAGGACAAGTTTCTAAGATTAGGATTCTTGGAAGAATTAGAAAAAGAATTTACTGCTGGTTATGTCTATGAAATATATCCAACTACTGAGCAACGTCAGTATATTCATAAAAATTGTGGTTGTAAACGTCAATTACATAATATATTTGTTGCTCAATTATATGATTATCTTGAAAGTATAAATTTTAAGCGTGGTTATATTCCTAAAGAATTTGTAAAGAATTTACCTACAGTTAAATCTATAAAAGAAAAGTTTTCTTATATGAAAGAAGTAGATTCATTAGCTTTATCAGCAGTAAGGCTAGATTTTGTAAATTCTATTAAGAAATATAACGATGAATTTGTGGCTAAAGGTAATCAATATAAAAAGAAGTCTCTAAAACAAGTTAAAACTATTGGTAAGGAGCTTACATTTAGAGATTTAAAAGGTATGCCTAAATTTTCAGCTAAATTCTTTTCTGAACAATCTTTTACTACCAACAATCAAAAGGGCACAGTAAGGTTAGAAGAGTATCTTAGAGAAAGTAGTAGGTATATGATGCTTGTAATACCTAAGTTAAAGAACCCAATAAAACTAAGGTATCATCGTAACTTACCAGAAAATTACAGAATAACCAAAGCAGTTATTAAGCGAATAGGTCAAGATAGATATACTGTATCTTTAACTATAGTATATATTAAAAAGTGTTTTATATTGAAACACGATAAAGAAACTTTAGCTAAAGTTAAGGATTATTTAAATAATCATAAAGAATTATGTCTTGGATTAGATTATGCACAACAAGGTGGTTGTGTTCCTAGCAGTAAGGATAAAGCCTTATTAGATAATATATTAGCATCCTTTCAGAAGACATATCGCAAAAATGAATGTAAGCTTAAAGCATTACAGAAAAAACTTGCGAAGAAGGAAAAACAAAGCAATGCGTACCTAAAGTTGCTTAAAAGAATTCAAAGACTTCATAGGAAGATAGCTAATATAAGAAAGAATGCACTACATATACTTTCCTTTAGGATAACAAAGCAATTTGCATTAGTGTCTGTAGAGGATATAGATTTAAGAGCAATGTCACAAATACTTAAATTAGCAAAGAACCTATTAGACAATGGATTTGGTATGTTTAGGTTAATGCTAGAGTATAAGCTAAAGCATAAAGGCATGATTTTTGTAAAGATAAATAGGTTTGAAAAATCTACACAAAAATGCCATGAGTGCGGTTATATAAACACATTGACTAAAAATTTAGCTATTAAAGAGTATGATTGTGGTGGTTGTGGTAAACATCTATACAGAGATTATAATGCATCTTTGAATATTAGAGATATTGGAATATCTATGATTGAACCTAAATTATTTGAGGAAAAGCAAAGTAAGTTTTCTTTAGCTAATTTGCGTTCAAAAAGGGCAAGGAACTTGTCCTAAAGTCTAATGGGAGTTATTACATATATCTACGTATAGGACAAGTTCTTATACTTAGATGGTGAAGCGATGATAATTAGAAGCTCCCACTTCTATAAGTGGGAGTAGTTCACAATTGAGGTGTTTTTTATGGAGATGCTAGTTAATATTGGAATTGGATTACTTATTGTTTATGCTATAGTTTTTATCATAACATTTGGTATTGCATGTAAAATAATTTGGAAATGCTACAAGGAAGTGTTTAAATGAGTTTAGCAACTAAATATAGACCACAAATACTAGATGAAGTAGTTGGTCAAGAACACATTATCAAAATATTAAAAGAAGAAATAGCTAATAACGATATTAAACATGCTTATTTGTTCTGTGGAAAATCTGGAGCTGGTAAGAGTAGTCTATCTAGAATCATAGCTAATCTTCTTAATGCATATGTACTAGAAGTAGACTCTGCTTCAAATAATACTTCAGAAGATATGGAGAATATATTAAATGAAGCTATTCATAGTAAACCTATTTTGTATGATAATATGGTTTTAATCTTAGATGAATGCCATTGCTTTTCTACTAAAGCAATCAGTAAGCTCCTTATTCTTTTAGAATCTTTGCCGAGTTACCTTTATGTTATCATGTGTACAACAGAAGGAGATAAGATACTTCCAACAATTAAAAATAGATGTGAGTGTTTTAATTTTCTTCCTGTTAATGTAAATAATATAACAAAAAGGTTAGAGTATATCTGTAATGAAGAACATTTTGTTGTGGATAACAATAGACTTCTTGCAGAAATAGCTAAATCTGGTAATGGATCTGTAAGACAAGCAATAGCTAATTTAGAACTTATAGCACCTAATATAACAATAGATAGAGTTAAGATGATTTATGATTGTTCATATGATAACTTTTTAAATATTGTTTATTCAGTATCAGATAAAAACTTAAATGAGGTCATAAATATCTTAAACAAAGTTGCAGATGCTAATAAGTTTACCGAAAGTTTTTTTAGCTTTTTACTTGACATTAAGATTTACAATAACACAAAAAGAATGGATTTAACTACACTTCCTGTAGAATATGAAAAAGATATTAAGGATTTAACATTTAAAGATCTTAATCATGTAGATAGTCTAATAGATAAGTTATTAAATCTTTTAACTGAAGTTAAACAAAGCTCTATCATGAAAGAACTTTTACTTGCTAATATTTTTTCGGAGGTAAAACCAATATGAACGAATTGTTAAAAAATCTTAAACATGAATTATTAACATGCCAGTATGTAACTAATGAAATGAAAAATCAGATACAGCAATTAATTACTAATGATGAAATAAATTGGTATCCAGAGGTTGAAAAACTCCATAAAATTTATTTGTTCAAATGTTGGCATAATGTATTTACAGAAGATCAATTAGAAATTATATATGAAAAGGCTTATAGAGATTATCATTCATACGGGTTAGCAGATATTGATTGTGGTTTCTTTGAGTTAGCTGATTTTGTTGATAAGGTCATTAACTCCAAATTACTGAAAGGTGGTTTTTAAAAATGGAGCCAATCATTAATCCTTGGATTATTTATATTGTAGATGTAGCATCTACTATTAAAGTTGTGTCTATGCTAGTCATGCTTTTAGGAATAGTTGCTATAACTTTATTTCCTATATTTACTGATATTGTTGATGTTCAAGAAGAGACATTAGTTAAGTATAAGAAATTATTGTGTGTAGTAATTACTATAGCATTACTATTACTTATTTTTATTCCTACTAAAACAACATTATTAACGATGTTAGTTCTTCAATATACAACTCCAGATAATATTCAATTGGTGCAAACTAATATCGTAGATTTTATACAAAATATTGTGCAAGTAGTAAAGGTGGTAAAGTAGACTAATGAAAACAATACTTGTATCATACAGGACAACCTCTGTTGGGGAAAAAGAATTTGAAGTTCCAGATGATTTTGATATAGAAGATGAGAGTGCTATATTTAAACTTCTAGAAGATTATGGTGAAGTAAAACTTGCTAATGAAGCAGAGCTAGATGAATTAGATTATGAGGATGTGTACGAACTATGATCAATAGATTTTTAGACGGTTTTCCTATTCTTATTATTATTGTATTTATTCTTTCACTTATAATGATATTTTTGGGGCTACCTGTTACAATAGGTACATTTTTACTTACATTATTTTGGGCATCAATATTTAATTTTATTTTAATTTATATGGAAATGAGGATGCTAAAATGATTTCTGCAGGAGTTATGGGGCTAGGTCTAGGGTTATTTTTAGGATTACTTATTGGGGCATATGGTACTTTATATATATAATGGAGAGAGAAGGAGTATTTAATGCAAAAAGCAATTCAAGACATCAAAAATAATGAAGGAATTACTATTGACTAATCTTATGCAGGAGGTTAGACAGGTATGAAATTTACAGTGGATAGTATTGCAGTATATATTATACTAGGAATATTTGGATTTATATTGCTAATAGGAGTAATTTATGATATTTTTTAGATGATTTTTTTTACAATCTTTATTATTAGTGCATTAGTTTATCTTCTTTGTTTCCCTTGCTATTGGCCCGTATGGTGAAATTTATGTTATTGATGATGGAGATGGTGATGCCTATGGATGGTAATATTGGGAATAGAATTTTAAATATGTTAATAGCACTTGAAGAATGTGAGGTAAAACAAAGAAAAGCTATAATAGAAGATCTAGACACATTGCATATAATTCAAGATGCATTAATTTATTATTTGGAGGGAATAGTTAATGATAATAGAGTATGCACTTCTGATGATGTTATTTCTGATAATTAGTTGTGGAATGGTATTTATTATAGACATATATTTTGGTTGTCCGCTTTACTGGAAATTAAGATCAAAATATTGGAAGTTAATTGGAGAAAAACCATGATAGCAACAATACTATTTATATTATTTTTTGTTTTAATACTGGTTTTTGCTATAGTAGTTCAATTCCTTATTCAGTATGCGCTATATAGTTTTGGATTAATTTACACTATATACAGTATAGTAGGTATTCTATTTGGGGGAATTGTTACTATGGCATCACTTTTTCTTCTGAATAAATATCTTCAAGGTAAAAATTTATGAATTATTTATTTATGACAAATAACAATGAAGCAGTAGAAGCATTAACAAAACAATATGCGGAAGATAATAATTTAGAGTTTTACTCTTTTAATAACAATAGAGAAGATATGAATATAGTACAAGACTTATTTAAAGATGCTGATAACTTATGCTTATTTATAGCAAATTTAAATAAAAGCCCTGTTTCTGATGTTCTATTAAAGCTATTAGAAGAAAATAATAAAAATATTCATGTATATGCTACTGCTAAACAAGATATTAAAGAAGCACTTAAAGCTAGATTTACTATTAAACACATTAAAGGTAAGTCATATATTAAATACATAAATGATTTTTTAGGTGATCGTAAAGTGCCTAAAGAAATATACTCTGATATATATTTTTATATGGAACTTGCTACATACTTTGTTAATAATTATGATAAGTATACAATAGATAACTTAAAACTT